TTCAAAATATATTATGCAACCAAACTTGCACCACGACCTTAAATTTGATATAATTATCTTATCATATTATTACTTCCTATGGAGGGAAACCTCCTAAATGGTCTTATAGTGAAGTGGCTAACACAGGAGACTGCAAATCTCTAATCGTCGGTTCAAATCCGACTAGGACCTTATCGCTTTGAAAGTAAAATGTTCAATATACGAACTGATAAGAAATCTAAGTGAAATTAAATAATAATGGTTGAACGCTAGTAAAGCCATTGGGTCGCTCCCATAAAATGTACTTAGTAATAACCACTCAGGGTGCTATTGATTAAGTAATCTAGCAATTTATTAATGACCCATAGCTCAGTTGGTAGAGCGTCGCACTGTTAATGCGAATGTCGTAGGTTCGAGTCCTACTGGGCCAGTAGTGGAGAGCTGACTTGCACAAATAGTACAGACGAGCAAGCTTCACTAACTTTAAGCCGATTTAGCTCAGTTTGGTAGAGCGTCTGATTTGTAATCAGAGGGTCACAGGTTCAAGTCCTGTAGTCGGCATAGGTTGTGTGTCTTACCAGTAATATGGACTTCATACAACTTAAAATCCTTTCTTGCTTATTCATAAGCACTTACCTCCTTTCTCTTAAACACATCCTTTAATTAGGGTGTGTTTTTGTGTATAAAAAAGAACCCCTTATAAAGGAGTTCCATCTGTATTACGAGGAGTCATGTCTGTGGTCACAGGATTGCTTCCTGTAGCCAAAGCATAGGTTGGGTCGTCTCTCCATTGAGGAGATGCTCCAAAGGTATATGCAGGGTCAATATTGCCATCAGGACCTATAGGTAAAATTTGATAACTAATGTTAATTGGTAACCAAGCACCAACACTAGCTTCAATATTAGAAGCTCCATTACGATAACGACTAAGAATAGCTCCCCCAGTACTATTACCACTCCTTTCACGTTTAATCGTTAATAACCATTGTGAACCACCAGAACCTTGCATTAATCCATTAACATCCACATAAGGTACACAGTCCTGTGGAAGGTCAAATATAGGCTGGTCTATATTAGCTGGGATAGATTGTCTTACAACCAATTCTCCTTGAATATGAACAGTATTACCGTCACGTCGAACAAGTAATAATGAGTTTCCTAATTGACCTGTAGAACCTTTACCGCCAGGATAATGACCAATCCAATCAGGAATACGAGGAACAAATGTTCTATCATATTCATGAAGTTTTCTATATAAATCTAAGTGTGGTTTATTACTATCTCTAAAACCAGTATAATCATTTTGAAGCTGGTTACGTTGTCCAATTTCTTGGTCTAACTGATTTTTTAAGTTAGTGTCTGCTTGAAGTCTACGAGTTGCTTCTTGGTCAAGTGGACCTTGCCAGTTTTCACCTTCACCAATTTCAAGTTTCTTAAGTCGAGTATCAAGGTCACCAATTTCAATTAATGTTCCGTCAATACGTCCATTAGTACGACTATCTCTATTTGTAGTAGTCGTAACTAACATATCAACATCATCTTTTTGCTTTTGTTTTAAAGCTGCCAATTCTGCTGTAGCGTCTTTGGGAATATAAATATTCTTCCCATTAAATCTCATTATTGTCATTGTATCTCCTTATCTTAACTTGGCATATCCCCTACAGCATAGCTAATTTCAAATGAATATTTCTGATTAGCTATATTTCTTAATATAGCTATTCTATTTTTATTAGGGTCATCTGCTTTATTAGCATGTATTTGTACATTACTCGTCTTTGTAGCGTCAATAGTCCAAGCAGGAACGTTAAACATCAATTCCGTAGAACCAGGTAATTGTGCCCATTCTGGTAAAGTACAAAGCCAGCGTTCAGCAGTACTTGCTCCAGAATTGTCAAGCTTAACTCTTACATACACAATGTCACCTTGACGTTTCACCCAAGTACCATTATTATCCCCTTCATCTTGAATCTTAGTCCAAGGGTGGTCTGATAAGTTGTTTAGACTACCGACGGTTACTTGATTACTAAATGAACCTGTTTGACCAACAATATCTCGATTAACTTTTAAACGTTCAAAAGTGGCAGTATCACCTTGTCTAACAATTGTTGTATCATCTTGCTCTAACACGGTAACTCTATCTTCCACAGCAACAATGTCATTAAATAAACCGTTAACTCGATTAGTCATGGCTGTATTTAAAGCATTAGCCAAATTTCTAGTATCTGAATCACCAGCAATACGTTCATCCTTTTCCTTTTGTAAAGGCACCGCCCATTCTGTTCCAGCTCCAGATTCAAACGCATTCATTCTTTTAACTAAAGTGTCAATGCGAGTGTTGACAATGGTTACTAAATTAGATGTTTGTTCTACAACCTCTATATCGGCAAGTTGTCTAAGTTTTCTTTCGTTTTGTAATTCTAGCGTTAAATCTGGTGCTAGAATTACATTATGATTGTTATATCTTAAAATTGTCATTTAAACTCCTATCTATTAACCCAATCTGGTTTAGAAGCATAACCTATTGGTGGATATTGGTCAAAGGTTTGCCAAGATACTTGACCCATAACCTGATATTGATTTGCATTATTAATTGATTGATGTAATTTTATACCACCATTGGAGTCAAAGGCATATTGTATAGAATTGTTATTTCCAAACATGTTTGTTGCAAATTCAAAACTTCGAGTTGGTCTTAAACCATAAGGTATTTTATCATTCAAATTTGTCCAGCTATCACCAGTTGAACTAAATCTATTAAGTTGTGATGGACCACAGAATGATACTTGTCTACCTAATCTTTGAACTTGTGCTCCAGTACCATAACCTAAACTCATACTCATTTCAATTACACCCATTTCACCAGTTAATCTTATTGATTTTACTGATTTTAAATCAGAAGCTACTGTAATCGCTACTGTATCTGGTTTAAATCCACGATTGGACATTGAACCAATCCAGTCATCAATTCCATCTAATACTACTCTACCACGAATAACTAAATCACCATTATAATCATAATATGTAGTCATACCATCAATATAGAACTTATCTACATCAGTTGTAGTTACAATTGTGTCTCTCCAAGGAAATCCACCATATAATTTAGACCACGAATCTTCCCAAATCATAATTTGGTCCCTATCATAGAATGAAGGAAGAGTTTGATAATTAAATTTAAGCTCTCGTACAGCATAAGTTGTATCACCAGGAACTTGATAATACAACCTTCCACCTCCATCTGTAGAACCATCTGGCAATATAGTCCCATAGGCATTATAATCAAATACAATAGATGGTCGTGTTAATGAATTGTTTTTAGTACCCTGAACTGAGAATCCACCTAATTGTTTCTCAATATTGGTAAATTTAGTCTGAGTATTATTTTTTAAATCATTCACATCACCTGTAACAGTGTCAATACGAACTCCTAGTAAATTATCAGCGTTCTCTCTATCAAGAACCTCTCGATTCAATCCTGCCTGACCACTACCCAAATCAATATTACTGATACGGTCATTGGTATCAGCAATCAATTGAGCTAGTTCATTATCACGTTTATTTAAAGTCTGAGATAGCAACTCTAATTTAAGTGCTAAATCACGAGGTACATTAACTATTTTATTATTTAATACAATCGATACTACTGTATTATCTAATGGAGAATCACCATCATCTAAATTAGCACCACCAACTAGATTTGAATAATATACTCCTACAGAATTATCTGTTCCAGTAATTTCTGATTTGTACCATAATACTTGATTCACATCTAATTTTGGTTTAGCAGATAGCCAAATTACTGGTTTAGTTGTTAATGTACCAATACCATAAGTTATATTAATACTTTTAACCGTAGGCATAGTCAAGACATATAAATTAGGAATAACTGGTGGTGTAGGACCAGGTTTAGGTATACTAGACCATTTATATGCAGCAGGTATTTGACTAGCTATAGTACTGTCATCACCATATACACCTACAAATTTTGGATAATCTGAATCTTTGACTTCATTAGCTGAGGGCATCCAAGGAGTTTTACCTGAATTTAGATTGTTAACTTGTTCTATTTTTAAATTAGTAACCTTTACATTAGCACCAAGTGGTATATTGTTATATAGCAGTTGAATGTTATTAACAAATCCATTTGCATTTATAAAATCTTTAGTTAATTGTATTGTTCGAGATACTGTAAGTTTATGAGTAGGGTTTTCTACATAATCATAATCTTTAAATCCATCTTTAATATAAAACTTACCATCTACATTTTTTATCTTTATAATAGATAACCAAGTATACGCTCCACCAAACATTTGTATTGTAGTAAATACATTTTCTGAATTAATATATAGGTCGGTATTTAAAAATTCAATATCATAAGATATATTTGCATAATCACCTTCTTTAAATAAATCAGCTACTGTTTTATATTGTGTAAAATAAATATTTCCAGCATTTTGATTTGGTGAATTATTACCAGCAGCTATAGGTTTGAAATCTTTAGTTCCTTGTAATAAATTCAAGTTAGGATAAACAGTCGTGAAGCCGTCTGTACCATCTGCACTGTTAGCATAAGCCACATGCGTGTTCAAGATTTTTTTAGGAACGCTTTCTAAAAGTGCCCATTCATAATCTTTAAAAGTGGTAGGATTTGTTACATTTGAAAAACCAATATATTGTGGATAATCTGAATCTTTAACTTCACTAGCGGATTTCATGTATGGAGTGGCGACAGTGCCTTTTTCAATTTTTAGTCGTGAATAAAATGCGTTTTGATTCATGTTATTCGTAAAAATAACCACTTTGGCGCTTGCAGTATTATCATCAATGGTTACATGACACTGACTCAAACCATTAGTATCAGAGGCAACACTATTCCCATAAATTGTTGCTAAGACTTTCCCACTTTGGTCAAGAGTCTGTATCATGATAGTTGCTGACCCTCGGAGTAAATCACTTGCATGGTCAGCATTGTTAAACCACACAGACGCACATAAAGCTCCACCAAGACTTTTGTCATATTTAATATCAGCAACTTCCATATTCCAACTGGTGGCTTGAACTACCTTAGTACTTGTTCCTGACAACAAATTCAAGTTAGGATAAACAGTAGTGAAACTGTCTTTACCATCAGCACTTTTAGCATAAGCTGCGGTATTGACTTTATTTTTAAATTCTGCATTGGTTAACCATTTGTATTTGGTAGGGTCACTTGAATCAGTAGAATATTCATCTGTATAAAAACCAGTATAAGTCCGTTCAATCCCACCTTTAGTTGTGAAATCTAATGTTCCTGTATCGTTATTAGCATAAGCAATATGTAAAAATGGTGCTGTATTAGACATATAGTCCTCCTTATTAAAATACCACCACCACAATGTGGTAGTGGTTTAGTCTAGTTAGGGTTTAGTAGCTGTTACTCCAAACTCTTTGTCAAGTTCAACTTGATACATCTTATCAGTAGGTAGTTGCAATTTACCAAAATTATCTTGATAATTTGCTAACATTCTTGTTGTCCGAACGTATCGAACTCCTACCCCATTTGAAATGTACCAACGTTTAGTGTCTACAGTGAAAATTAAATACATATCTAGTAACTCCTTATTAAGTGTGTATGTTGTGTTTTGTGAAGTATAATCATTACCAGTGGAAGTAGAAGCTCCACCCATGTAACGTTGAATACCTGCGATAAAGTAATCTTGAACTGCTTGAACAGATTGACCATGTAAAGCCCATGAACGGTGAGGACAGTCTGTGGCTGAGTACTCACGGTGTAAGTGAACAGTATTTCGGTTTGGTACAAGACCATACTGTTTGAAAGCATTTGCTACATCTTGGAAGACACATTCTTCTGTTGCTTTGAAGTCAGCGTCAGTAGCGTCAAGAGATTGACAAACCTCCCAAGATAAAGCCCATTGGTTAGCGTAACCGTTACCAGCATGCCAAGCTATGTTATCATAGTTTTCAGCTTGATAACGACCATCTTTAGCAATATAAACATGAGCAAAACCTAGTTCTGCTTGGTGAGTTGGCAACCAATGACTATAGTAACTCGCTGTTGCATTAATACTACCAGCGTCATTATGGATGATTGCAAACATTGGCTTACCAGGTCTTCGACCAGCAACCCCAGAATAAAAGTTAACCATTATTTGACCTCCTGTACTTTGTGCAACGGTACAGAAACCATTTGACCCTCAACCATAGCTTTAACAAAAACTTCGTTTTGTCGAACGTACTCATATTCTCCATTAAATTTGAAGAAATCTCCTACAGAGAATCCATCAAATTCTTTAGCAGAACCATCAGCATTGAGTTCTCCAATACTTGATTTTGTAAACTTAGCATTGAACTCGACAGTTCCACCATTAACTGGTTCAAGTTCTACGAACTCGTCTTGAATTTTGGCAACCTGAAAAGTTCCTATAAGTTTAATTTTTTTCACTAAATTCATCTACCTTTCCATCTTCTTCAAATGATTCTGGTTCAGGTAAGTCAGCAATTGGTGCTAAACCTTCTTCTGAATCTGGAATACCATTATGATTTGCGTCAACTAATTTTTTAACAGTAGCACCACCAAGTACTGCTGAGATAGCTGCTGTAATGATTACTGCTGTGTCATAGATTTCAGGACCAAATGGTAAACCCCATGTGGTTGCAATCCCTGCATAAGCAATACCAACTAAAGTAATTACTGTAGCACTAATACTTAAGTATTGTGTGATTTTAATTTTTGACAAGAAATATTCCTCCGTAAGTTTATTATAATATAATTGTAACATATTTAGTTACCTTGGTCGAATTTACCCAGCTTACTTTTATAACTTAGAATGACTAATTCTAGTTCATTAATCTTCTCATAAAGACTTTTTATCAAAGTATGTTGCTGTGCAATTTCTTCTGATTGATGTTCGATTTGGGTAGCTTGTGTTTCCATTTGTTTAGACATCTTATCAATCAAGTCGCCTTGAGCTTTAAGAATCGTCTCCGTTGATTTAAGTTGGTTATCCGATTTTGTCTTTAAATGGTTAAACATTCCTGCAATGATAGCAGAGAAGAGTGTACCAAGAGTTCCCAAAATGGATATGATGATTGCTGCTTCCATAGTGTTATCCTTCTATAATACTAATGTTCTTAAGTACTTCTGTAGTACCATCTGCTGTCAATGTTGGTAGGATTGCTTCTAATTTAGAAATACGAGATTCAATCGTATTCAATCGAGTTTTAACTTCACTAGCTAGACTAGCTGTTAAAGTGCTTGATGATGGATTCCAAGTAAGAACAATCTCATTTGTGTTTGCTACATTGAATTTAAATTCAGATGTAGAAGATACGTTATTAATTAAATCCCAAGTCATTCCACTAGGATTTACAATGTAGATGTCACCATTAGGTAAACGATATAACTGGTTTTCATTAGCCATTAAAGCGTCTGGTAAACTAGGTACATCAATTACCAATTGAGGACAACCATTATCACATGTATTTAAAGCCATTTATTTCTCCTTAAGGTACAAAGTTGTATTGAATATTGATTATATATGTTTGACTAGCAGGCATATTAGCTGCTGATTCTAATGATACAAAGATTTGACCTGCGTCAACACCAGCTCCACCCATTACATAAGTGGTAGCACCAATAGTAGGTTGAGCCTTACCACTAGCTAAAGTGATAACTCCTGGTGCTAAATCTAAACCTTGTTCTAAGAATGTTGGTGCATACTCAGCAGGAATACTACCAAGTTTTAAAAGTAATGATTTCTCAGTAGCACTTGCACTAGTAGTGAATTTACCAGATATAAACATAGTACCGCCTTGGACTCTCCAATATAATTTTTGAGCATTAAGTTTATCACTTGGGTATGTAACCTCAGTTAGACCAATACTAGAACCAACAGTTTTACTCAAATCAATAATGGATTGATTCAAAGCACCAATACTGACTTGTTGTGTTTGCAATTGACCAAGTGCAGTATCAATCAACCCTTTATTAGTAGTTACATTGATATTAGTTGTGGTCAAATTATTTTGAAGTGCAGTAATGTTTGTACGGTTAGTTTGAATTTGAAGTTTTAAATCTTCAATAGTTTGCATTACAGATTGACCACCAAGACGATTATCTAGGTCAATTAATGCTGTTCCAACTTGTGTAACTGAACATTGTATTTGCAAAATTAGTTTATACAGAATAGTGTCTGTGGTTGCCATACGAAAGATATTAACAGCATTTCTTAACCGAACACGTTGGTCATCAACTTGTTGTGGATAAGAGCCATTGACATCAAAGACGACACAAGCAGTATCGCAATTATTTACAGCCATTGATTAATCTCCTTATAGTACTTTCTTACGTCCAATGATTTGAACTTCTACAGTAATATTTTTATTTGGTGCACCTGGACCTTCTTGATAGTGCATTAACAAATAAATATCAAGGTTGACATTAAAGTTGTTACCAATTTTAACCGCAGATTGAATATCACAAGTTTTCATACAAATAAATGAACCACTAATTTGCATTTGGGTGTTGCAGATATCAATTATATCCATATCCTCAACTGGGATATCAAAGTCTACTTCATCATCACCTGCTCCTGCAAAGTACATGTGGTAGTCTCCTGCAACACCATTACGTTTTCTAAATTTTGACCAAGGTACAACAACCTTAGCTGTTTTAACTACACGAGCATAACCATTCTCAAGACTGGACATAGTCCAAAGACCATCATCACGAATAGTCAAACCATTGTTAATTTGTTTAGAAAGTTTAACATCACCAGTGAAATTAGTAATTTCTACACCGTCATGCCAAGACTGAGTTTTAGTGAAGTCAATTGACTTAGAATCAACAGGATTGAAATCACGTTTATATAAATCGGTTAGCCATCCAATTAAGTTCTGGTTAACACAGTCAAAGTTTTTAAGTAGTTCTGAAAGTAATTCTAAAATGTCATTTACATCACACATCTGGAAGTCAAGAATGTCGTAAGCAAATTGTCCTACATATTCTAGTTCAAAATCTTTAAAATCTTGAACTACATTTAAGTTTCCAGGAATATCAATGAATCGACAATTGCAATTATCTGCAATACATGGTACGTAAGCCATTTAATTCTCCTTTAATTAGTTGTTGGATATTTATCGTTAGTAAGCCAAGAGGTTGATGGTGTAATCACCCAAGTGTTTGCTTCAATACCATTAATTGATAAATAATGAATAACACCGTCTGGTAAAATTTGACGTTGTACCGTTGTTTGAGCTTTGGTTTGAGCAAAACTAAGTACTTGACAAGATTGAATGGGTCTAAATCCCTCTGGGACTTTGTTTGGCATTAATGTCCATTCTTGATTAGCAGGAGAAGTAGCAATTTGTCGTCCCTCAGCAGCTACAAAAACTGTATTACCAATACGATACATAGTCCAATTGTACATGTAACCAGCGTCAAACTCTTTTTTGACTGGAGTCAAATCACCACCATTACCTTCTAAACGAGTTACACGTTTATCCAGATTAACAACATGGGTGATAATATTACGAATTAAACAACGAGTATATTCAATAAATCTGTCAACAATAGCCATAATGGATTTACCATTAACAGAAACCACCATAGCACGGTTTGAGTCAACACGACGACTTAATCTAGTTTCATCAAGAACTAACTTCTCAGGACTATCTGATTCAGTGTGAACCTCACAGTCACAACCAGTATTTGAGATAGTAGAGCGTAGATTAGGGTCAATCACACTCTTATTACAATGTTTACATACCATCTAAATTATCCTCCTTGGACGTTACGGCTTTGAGAATATCAGTTAGACAACTTGCACAACTGATTACTGGTAAGCCCATAAAGTCAGTCATTACTTTAATGAAATACTGATTTATATTTAAGTATAAATCATATAAAACCATATCATTGTCCGAAGCTTGCCATGCTTCAAAAGCTGTGTACATAGCTGCTCCTACATGTTTAGTTAAACACCACTTCTTTTCGTTACCTTTACCACCTGCAATATCAAAGATAAGTTTAGTGGTAGTACGACGAAGTGCTGTTACTTGTTCAAGATTAGCAATATAATCTGGTTCAAGTTCATCAAACTCTTGTAAGTTAATTTCACCAAGTTCAAGGTCTGCGTTTAAACGTTCAATATTAGTTTTCTCATGTAGTTCAGCACATGTTAATTGAACCATTGTACGCATTAAATCTTCCAATAAACCTTCACTCGATAATTTGTTTTCTGCCATTTTGTAATTCCTCCATTTGTTCTATTTGTTGCTTCTCAGTTTCAATCTCAGCTAATCTAGTATTAATCGTAGCTGCTTCGATAAACTGACTAGCTCTCGAACCAGATAGATTATCTAGTTGTTGTTCTAATGATTGTTTCTCCGAATGTAAATCTGATTTTAATGCCATTGTTTTGAAAGTGGGTGTCCTAAACTCTTCCAATTGACCTCCACCACCAACTGGACCTGGGTTAGCAGGACCTGGCATTTCACTTCTAGTGTAGTCATTAACTGACTGACCATGGCGAGAAATGAAACTATAAGATACAAATTCTAATAATGTTACATCAATGAATGAATCACATTCAATTTGAAACGTGTGCATACCACCATTTAGCATAGTATCTCTATCTAAATCAGACAACATATTACATATCTTAATTATATCATAAAAGTCTCCCATGGATTTATTAGGATAGATACCTGTGGTTTTAGGTAAATCCCATTGAGCATTAAACAAATTTGTAACGTCAAGACCATCAAATATGATATTGAACTTAGTAAATGTTGGGTTTACAGTAACACCTGCAATTGGACGAATTACTAGTTTAAAGTTCCATCTAATGAAATTAGATATGTCCGTTGTAATAGGTAGGTACAGAACCCCAGGGACGTTCGGTGTGAGCGTTATAGACCTCTCTTGACCAAAACTATTATAGATAGCGTTACGACGCTGTGTCGTCGTTGTATTGAGCTTAGAGCGTGTATCAACTGCATACTGTGATACTTGAGCTAAAGCTTGTGGCATAGTTAAAACCATTAATTTACTCCATTTCCATATACTCCTGCTAAATCTTTAGCAAGTTGCACTGTGTAATTCCAACCACCAGTTACAGCGGTCATTTGAATTTCTGTTATATAAAACCAGTCATCAATTTCATAAATCTTCTTTTCATAAGGAGTCATAGTGGAAGTGATATCTGGAAAAGTAGATAACAAACTAAACTTAACTTTGTCAAGTACATCTATATTATCAGGAAGTTCTGGAACTCTAACTGTAAATCTTAATTGTCGTCTATGATTTTTGAGATAACGAATTGCTGATTTATATAAAGTATAAGAAGCTTTCAGTCTGTCTTCATTTGATAATGTCTGACCTTCTTCTTGAATAGGTTGTAAATCATTGGCACTATATGTACCTTCATAAATATCACCATCCTCTAGTTCAATACCATAAGTATCAAGAACAGCGTATTCATCTTTGTTATTGGGTGCATATTGTGGAAAGAGATAACCTGTATTAGTTGATTGAGTATTGATTGTATTACCAGTTAATACGATAGGAAATTCATTTGCAGTTCCATAACGAAATACAAATGAATCTCTAAGCGTAAGAGAAGAAGCTCCACCATCTCCTTTATCAGATAAAGGAACAACCATATTTACAATTGATGATGAATCCATTTCCATAGAAATATCATCTAAGGACCTCACATTAGGAACACGATAATGTTTATGTTCACCAAAGATTCCAATTTCAAGAGTACGTTCTTTATTTCTAGGAAAACGTTTGAGTAGGGTTTCAGTTTGTGATAACATTTTATTTAAGGCTTCCGATTTGTTTTCACGAGAAAATTCATAGTCAAGTGTATCATATTGTTCATCTGAATCATCATAATGAATCTCCCAATTATGATTTACTAATTTAAAATCATTCATTGTTAGAAGTTCTTTAGGAGTTTTACCCTTAATAGCTACATTAACTGGAACACTTTCATCTTCCCATTCAGCAAAGATGTGTTCTGTAGTAATAGCTACTGTTTTATTTTTGATAGAACAATCAGATGAATTAACTTTAAGCAGAATAGTTTCACCACAATGTTCAATTCTTAATTCACATCTTCGAGTTAGGTATGGTAAGATAGCCATACTCATTGTTAAGTTACATGTTGGAACTGCATTTGCATTATAGGTTATACCTAAATCAATAAGATATTCCTGTGTAAACCGTTTAAGGGTTACTCCATTTCTAATAACGAATACTTGTGTCATTAATAAGTCCTTTCCAATTTGTTAATGAATACATAGTTTTCAAGTCGACCTTTGGGTGCACCAGTAATTGCAAATGTATTTTGACCATAGTTTAATTTAAAACTGTCTGAGTAATAAATTATATTATCCAATGGTACTTCTTCAAAGTCACAAATGGATGTTTCAGTAGCACCTGCATAATAACTAATGTTACCATATTCATCTACCAATAATAAACCATCATAGTAACCCTCAATAGCAATTGAATCATCATTTACTGTAATAACTGGGTTATCATATTTACCAAAGAAAGCCATTTGAAGTGAACCTTCTAATACTGTATCAGAGCAGAAACGACCTGATAATATGTCATTAACAGCTTGTCTGAAACACATTGTATAGTTAGCAAATAAATTATCTGAATCGTTCATTGATAAATTTGAATAAATCAATTTCATGTCAGCTTGACATTCCCAATATAAATTAGTAGGTTGATTGATAAACATATCTGATTCACTAAGTTCATTTTCTAAAGCTTTACATACTGAGCATTCAGCACCAGAAACCAAAGCGTCTAAACAATGAGCATTACAACCAACTCCTGTTTCTACTTGGAAGTCACAACGGTCATATTCTTGAACATATACTTTGGCAAGGTCTGCAATATACCAAGTTCCACTAGGTATTTGAAACTCCAATGAAACTGAGAATATCGAATCGCCTTTTTCTTCTGGCTCAGAATAGTTAGACATTTTAGCCCAAGTCCAAATCAATTGACCACCAGGTTCTACAGCCCAAAGTCGTTTAGTACCTAGTAAAGAATTTTTGATTGCATTGATATTGTTACGTTGTTCTTCACGAGACAATTTCATAAATCCAAACTCTACTGTGATAGATAAGCTAGTAGTTTGAGTCTTCTGTATTTCTGCACTATTGACATCAAATGAACCAAAGCCATTTAAGTAGGCTTGTAAATTTGTATTGAAACTGGTAGAATAGTTTTCAACAGTACGTTTACCGTCGAAAACTAAATCTCCAAACTGGAGATAGCGACGAGACTCAACTGACCATTGAGGTGCGTTATCTCTCTTGTAAAGTCGTAGTGAATCACTATCAACATTTAAGATAGCGTTGTCGCTATATTCTTTCATGAATTAAACTCCTTTGATATACGATTTAAGATAGTTATTACCATCAGATGAACCTCCATAGAAGTTCTGAGTAATGTTAGCTTGATTATTGAATGAGCGGTTATCATATCGGTTGTTATACATACTTGACATACGGTTACCCATAGTTTCATAAGCTTGTTGCATACGACCATTATTTACATGGTCTACAAATGTCTTACCAAGTATAGCAGTAGAACTTCTACGAATTACAGCTTCACCTCTAGCAAGGACAGCGTTGATTGTATCTTGACCTGCTCCAAATGTACGACTAGCATTTTTGAAGAGTTGAGATACATAACCACCTCTAGCCATCATAACACCACCAGTTGCAGACTTACCTTTTTTACCAGTTTCTTTGTAGTTGGTTGTTACATCAACTGACTTAGACTGGATTCCATTCAATTTAGATTGAATAGTACTGATACTTGATGAAGCTTCATCATTAACTGTAATCTTAATTGATTTAGAAGAAGGAAGACTATCAATAGCACCCTTGAGTGAATCCAATGCTCCTTTAGCATTACCTGCTGCTGAAACAATAGCATTCATTTGACTAGCTAATGAAGATATCTTACCACCTGCACCACTAGCAGCACTACCAACATTGTCAATTGCTGATTTGAGTGAATCAGCTTTACCTTTAGTCGAATCAAATTTAGAACCTGCGTCGTTAGCTTTTCCACCAAGGTCTGTAAGTTTACCACCATTAGAAGTGGAAGCAGCACCAAGTTGATTAAGAGCATTCTTAAGGTTGTTAGAACTAGTTACACCTGTTCCATTAGCTTTACCTGCAAATTCAGTAATCTTAGCTCCTGCTTGAGAAAGCATATCATTAAGACCACCAAGACCTGCACCACCGTTCAAACCACCAAGAGCTTCAATTGAAGCTTTCATGTTATTGATTTGACCAGTAGCATTTGGAATATTCATTGTGCCAAGTGTGGCGACTTCTTTACCAACTTTGATACCACCACGAATGACTTCAAGAATTGCTGAGAAGTCAACAGTACCAATTGAACCACCACCAGATTTTCCATCACCTGCAATAGATTCAGCTCCACTCCAAATTTTAGTAATGCTAGTAACGGTGGTATTGATATCTGTCATTTTCTGAGCAATAGCACCAGGATTGATTGGTGGTATTGCTGTCAATTGAGCAGATAAGTCAGACAAGAGCTTAATCTTAGGAAGCATTGATTTAATCTTACCTGTTACAGTAGATAATTGAGCTTCTAACTGACCAAGTTGATTACCCATGGTTGTGTCAGTCTGAACTTGGTGTGGACCAATTAGACTACCACCAGCACTTGGTAAGTTAATTGTCTTGGTACCCATAGTATCTGTGAATATACCTGAGTTAACGAGTTGAGATATTGTTGAACGTAAATTGTTCAAACCAGTAACTACTTGTGAACCAGTTTCTTTAATGTCACCAAAAGACTGGAACGTTTGTGCAAGAGTTTTCAAGTTAGTGAATGTCTTAGTAACACGAGCGGTAGTATTAGCAGGAATAGCTTGGTCAATCTGTGCCAGCATTTCTCCAACACTAGACATAGCAACATAACCATTGTCTGCAACTTTGATACCTAAAGCTTCATGAACTTTAGAAACCGTATCTTGAATCTTCTTAATTTTATCTGCAATTGTATTTGGGTCAAAATCAGCAGGAATAGCGTCAAACTTTTTAGGTAAAGCTGCTAATTTAGCTACGTTCTCAATTTTAATACCTTCTGTTTGAGCACTGATTTGGTCAATGTAAGCTCCAAGTAAACGAACACCTTGAACCATTAAACCAACACCTGCCAATGTCAGGTTACCAGTAGCCATACCGAATCCACTAGCAATGGCTGCAACGTTTGTGATAGCTGAACTGATAGTAGATTTCATACCACCACCAAGACCTGCATTAGAAACAATAGCTGCCATCTTATCAAGCAAATGAAGTTTAGCAACCATTTGATAAGCTTTATCTGAATTAGCATTTGGAAGATTATCAGCAACATAGTTTACTGTATCTGTAAGTTTCTTAGCTACCTCTACAATTGCTTTCATACCTTGAGCACCAGCCCAAGCACCAATACCAATACCAATACCTGCTGCTGCCACACCACCACCAATTTGTAAACCACCTTTTAGGAAAGCTCCTAATTTACCACTAAATGCACTAGAAAATGCAGGGGTTTTAAATTGTTGACCTACGTTTGTACCAAGTAATTCACCAGCTTCTGTAGCAAAACTTGCAGGAATTTTAGCTTTACCAAGCATATTACCTAAAGCTTTGGAAGCATGTATACCAGCATTAACTAATGCAGAACCTTTAGACAAACCTGTGAATGCAATTTTAATAGCTGTAGAACTAAGGAAACCATCAACACCTAAGTTAAATAATTTACCAAGACCACGACCAATATCGCCAACATTACCTTCTGCTCCAATAGCTTTACCAAGCATTTTACCAAAACCTTGGATGATTGGGTTATTGATAATAGCCTTAAAATTATCAGCTATCATTCTACCACCCTCTTTAAGACCATTTACAAAAGCAGTGATATCAAAATTCTTAATACCTTGTTCTGCTTTCTGAATCAATGGAGTAATTCCAGAGAATAGGTCTTTTAAAGCCCCTTTAACAGCAGGGTCTTTTTGAAGTTTATTAGAAAGTGTATCAATTACTTTACCAAAAGCATCATAAGCACCAGATGACTCCAGAGCTTCATGTCGAACAGTTTTATAAGCACCAGCTAAGTTTTCCAACTTATTTGGGAGAGCTTTGTTGGCTGTTTCAAGAGCATGTGTTTGTTGGTTATACTTTTCCATAGCGTCAGTAACAAGAGAAAAAGCGTCATATTGTCGTTCTATAGCTTGAGTTGTTGGGTCATCTCCTAAAAGTTTATTAAAGTCTTCCCAATTTGATAAGTTAAGTCCGTCTGTACTTTTCTTAACAAGTTTACCAGTAGCTTTATCTACCAGTGTGATGTCACCTTTATATTGACGAAGTGCTTGTGACATTGCAGGTACATTTTTTACCAACTCTTTATAGTCGACTTTTGAGAACTGGTTGGTAGAGATTTGACCTAAGTTATAGGCAACGTTACCGAGTGCTGAAATGTCACCACCAGAAGCAAAGATAGACTCAGAGAAAGCTTTTGTAGCTCTCATGGATTTATCAATGTCACCAGTAAAGGAATTCATCTGAGATACTGCTTGAGTCATGTTACCAACATCAAATGGAGATACATTGGCATATTTTACGATATCTTGATAAACACCTTCTAGTTTTTTACCTTCAACACCTTGAGCTTTAAGTTGTTGTCTTGCTTTATCAACTTCTTGGGCATACTTAAATGCACCTTTAACCTGACCTGCAATACCAACACCAATGGCACCTATTCCTACACCAGTACCAATAGCTAACATACCACTCATACGTTGTACAGTGGAAGCAGCAGAAGCAACTGAGTTACTGAATTGATTCATTCCTCGAAGTGAAGCTTGGATTTTATCAGTCAAACCAGATGATGATTTTTGTAAGTTATTATAAAGTCTAAATTGGTCATTCAAAACACCAATCTTTTGACGTTCAACACCAACTTGAGTTTTTGCTTCATTTTGATTAGCTCTAATCGCACGAGCTTGAGCTGCTGTGATACCATTGATTTCACCCATGGCTTGAGCATAACCATTGACATTAACTTTAAGGTCAATTCCATCTCGTTCTAATTGCTCTGCTTGTGCTGACAAAGAACGTACTTGACTTTGAGCTTGTGCTAAACCATTAACATTAACACGTATGTCAAGGCCATCTTTTTCTAATCGTTCAGCCATTTGGTCAATGGCTTTAAGTTCTGCTAAAACCTCCTTTGTACCAACAGCTTCTAGTCGGAGGTTGTACTGTTCTGAATAAGCTCCCATTTAATTAGTTTCCTTTATTCTTCATTTCATGTTGAACCATTTTCAAAGTCTTGAATGGTACATTATATTCTGAATCTGGAGGAGTTTCTTTCCTATCAGGATTCAATTTTGCTTGATAATTTGCCCAAACTTCCTTTGAAATATTGTTCATTATGATTCCAAAAGCAATCATTACTTCTGTAGATTCCCATTTTGTGAATACTTCTAAAGGTCTAACATTATATTCCTTAGCAACCATAAAACTCATATAAGTCCAAGAACTAAATTTAGGGTTATAATCAGAGAAGTAAAACATGTCTTCTCGACTATAACCCTTATCGTCTAGTTTATATGGTTGCTTTAGATTAAATTTGCGTCAACCTCATTGATGATGTCTGGGTTATTTGTAGCAAACTCTACAAAGATACGAACCGCTTCTGATACCCATGTATTACGAAGTTCTAACGGAAGGTCTAACAATTGGTAAACAGAATCTTTGAGAACTTTTGTTACATAAGGATTTGATAGAATTTCAAGCTCACGAGCTTTACGTTCTAATGGGTCTGTAATATAAGTGTAAGATACTTCATCATTTTCTACCACTTCACGATAGAATAGTTGCATAACCATTCCTACTGCTGAACTAGCTAGTTCACGTCGTTCAGGAGAGATTTCCGTGATTGGTACTTTAATATGTACACGATACTCTAAGTCTGATTCACTTAGTTCTTCATCAATATTAATTTGATTAAGTTCATCTAGTGTAAATGGATTTCCTTCTTTAGCAACACTGACAATGATATCATATTCTTGTTCCACACGTTTTACTTTATTAGGATTTCCAAGAATGGTTGTGTTTCCTTTATTATCAGATACAGGATAAGGTTTATCTTCTGTAGCTGTAGTTTCTACTACCTTATCAATCTTTTGGATTGATTCAAGGTCTAAAGTTCGTTTTGCTTGCAAATCTTTCATTGAAATTGGCATTTAACATTCCTCCAAATGTTTCTAGTACGTTATGTACGAAAATTTTATTATAATATAATTATAACATAAGTGTCACAATGGCACATAAAAAACCTCTTACGAGGTTTATGTTAATTTGTTTCTTTACTCTTGATTACTTCACCAATGTAACCATTAACTGGAGTTGGTGTGAATGTAAACTCAGCAGTAGAATTTTCAGTTGTAGAGAATCCAAGAGGAAGATTATTGAAGAAACCAGTGATTGAGTAGTACCAGTCGTAACCACCTTCAATGTCAACAGGTACCATCAAGCGAACTGGACGAACCTTGCCACCATTGAGTGAGATTTTGTAGACTTCAACTTCGATATCTTTTGGATAGATAACCGTAACAGTTGAACCAATATAATCTTGGTTGAAACGAGCAAAGTACAAGTCTTTATCTTTGTCATGAACAATTTGGAATTGGTCTTCTGATAAAGTTTTAACAGTATCGAGTGACATATATTTCAAACGTCCTTCATCAGCATTACAATCTTCCGATTGAGCACCAATGAAACCACATTCCGTAGTTGAGAAACCTGGAAGTGATACCATACCCTTAGAGTCAACAACCCCTTTAGTCATTACTGGGATAGCACGAGAATTGTCATCAACCAATTCCATCAATGGTGAAGCGTCTAACAAGTTAGAAGACCATTTCTTAGCATTGATTGTAATTTCTGTATCAGCAGATGATGGGTCAAGAGCAACTTTAACACAGTCAGGGTCAGTAGCGTCCATTGAAGGATTGAACTCAAATGTGTCCAAACATGTCATCCAACCAACATCATTCTTAGCGAACTCAGCAATTGTATCAAATACTTGGATGTTACCAATACCTACAGTACCAGCACCTTTAGCAGATTCTACAACAGAGATAGTCATAGTAGTAATACCAGTTTTAGCCCAACCACTACCAACAAGTTTAGTAGGAACATCAGATAAAGCTACAGCCACAAGAGTTTGTCCATGACCTTCAGAAGTAGTTACTCCAGTGAGGGTATATACATCAGCATTAGCGGTATCTCCAAGAATAACAGTAACATTATACTTATATTCTCCACCAAGTGTAGCTTTCTCTTTAGCATGGAGGTTGAAGGTGATAACTCCACCAAGTGCATAATCTTTAGCGTCAATTGGGATTTTATATGATACAGAAGCTGTATCAACACTATCTGAAAGAGGAACACTTTGTGCAAATTCCATGATACCTTTGCGAATACAAAGAGCGTCAGGACAGTTCAAGAAGTCAGTGTTCTTAACTTTAGAACGATAGTTGGTAACTCCTTTAGAAGCAGAGACCTCTTGTGGACGAATCTTTACACATGAATCAACTTCATCTGTGTAGTTGAAGAAAAGCTTTTTAGTTGTGCCTTGTGTTGGCATTGCAACAGATTGTAATTCATAATCAGTACGACAATTGATAGACATTATTTGTCCTCCTTAAGTGATTTAGCTACTTCTGAACGAACCATAGCCAAGTGAAGTTTACGTTTTGGATTCAATCCAAGTTCATTAGCAATACGAACTTCTTTAGCCAAGAATCGTTCTGCTACAGTAAGCGTATGGTCACTTACATCTGTAACCACATCTTTCAATACTACAGCTTCAAGTTGTGGTTCTTCATTCAACTCTTTTGCTGATTCAATTTTCTTAGTTGCCATTTAATGGTACTCCTTTAACATTTAGTTTTTATCCAAACTTGGTAAGTGTTACTACCAAATTGCATTTCATTTGCTTGATTTAGTGGTGTTTGTCTAACAGCTCCTAATCTATAAGCTACTGGAAGACCATCATCACCAAGGTCTTTAATATTTAATGGTGCTTGACAAATAACGTCAAGGAAAGCTGCCGATAAAGCTGACTTATATCTTAAAATACCTTCTGGGGTATTCATGATTTCTACAGCACCGTTATCACGACAATCACGAGGACTAATTGTTTGAAACGCATAATTCAATAGAATCATATACTCAGGAACACAAGGTCCTGGGTTAGTTTCTCTAAAGCCTAGTGCAACCAATGGAAACTGGCTACCTAACTGTGACCGAGAATAGGCTTCATGTGTAAAATGTTTTTCAAATTCTTCATCAAAGTTATAATATCGTTTATGATAATCAGTAAATTCATTTTTGTCAGCTATTGTTAACAATAAGTCTAGGAATGGTTGACCTTTGGTATAAACATACCGTCGAATAGTCATCCATAATCTTAAATCAATTGAATCACTCATAGATAATCAGTCACCCTTCCTACACCTTTTGATATTGCTAATGGCGACCTTAAACTAAAGTTCTTAGGAAGTAAAGCTTTGTTACCATTACCAACACGAATCATTGCTTGTCTTCGTTCAGTGAACATTACAGTATAGTCACCGTCATCAAGAGTTGACTTGATGAGTGGGTGAGTATTAAGCACTGCTAGGCTTGGTCCGATAACAATATCGTCACCGTCTTTAAAAGTTTGAATCGAAGCATTCCATGTACCAGTTAACTCAGTTGTACGAGCTTCCATAGAGATTGCATGTGCAACTGCTTCACTCCATGTTATTTGTGCTCTTTCCAACTTTGGTAAGTCAACTGTCTCGAAATGACTAGCGAAACTCATGTGAACTGGAGGTCGAAACAGCTTGCACACTCTTTCAATCCACGAGGAGCTTCTCTTGGTTCAATTCTTTCTAAAATAAGTCTAAGGGTATCCATATCGTCGTCACAGTCGTCATCAATATTATTGATACCGACCAACTTCCATACTTTCCCTTTCAGTACACAATACATACCATTTCGAATGTCTGCATTGCATAAATCAATTACTTGACAATTGTTAGGTTCAATCCAAGCAATCTCATAGCTCAATGCCACCTCAGTAGTCGATGTGGCAAGTATATCTCCTGTTACACCTTGACGAGATTTAGGATAATGTTCAACATTATCTGCGTAATATACTACTTCCCATTTGGAAGATTTAATCTCACCAAATTTATTTCTTGATTCTGTCTTTTCGTCTATAACATATAATCTAGTCGCCAATTTTACTGAACCTAGGGTACGTTTGACCATTGATTTCTGTCACTAGATTTAGTAGTCCTATACCATCTACTTCACCAACTTCGTACACCATTCCTTTAACGACATTGAGTGTTTGACCACTCATGAGGAAATATTCCCCAGTTCGTAAATGAGATAGTTGCTTCGTTGTTGATTTGTTCTTCATACAGGCACTACAGTTACTAGAGACCTCTACAATTCTAGTTTCACCATTGTATCTTAATTTCATGATTTAACGAACCATAACCTTTCATCTAAATTCAACCGATTACATAAACTTAATTCAGAGATAAGTCGTAATTGATTCTGTGTTAACATTTTCTCATATAGGTACTCAACGTGACTTTCATCAGTAGTCCAAGTACGAGAGATTTCACCAACCTTCTTAGTTTTAATAATCTGGTAGGCTTTCGGTTTGTCCATTGTAGTACACTGTTTAATTGAACCACAACCCAGTAACGATAAACTCATTGAAGTGAGTAGCGAACAAATTACTGGTAGTAATCTAGGTGGAAATTCATTATACCCAGAGTTATAAGTAACATTTAATTCAAATTCTTCACAATCAGATAGGCAGAATGTACGAGGTAAGTTAGCTGTATCAATTAACAGATTACCTTTTCTTATCACCCATTCATTTTCTGGAATGCTATATTTAAGTTCTTGTAAACCTTCATAGGTTACCAATTCAACTTCTATGATATCCATGTTCGGTGATTGATAAAATAATGGATAAGTTTGGTATCTATCACAGGTCAAACATTTAAGATTATTTACAAACTCAAATGTTTCTTGTCGTGATTGATACTCAAACCCATTATCCCAACAGAGCGATTTCGACAATAAGAGAATTAAACTTTCAATCATTGGCTCTAGCTCAGTAGTTTCTTTATCTTTAAAGCATGGACACTCAGTTTTAACTTGCGTTACAAATTGTGTGTAGTCCATTTAAACCTCCTATTAACGTGGGAGGATAGTTTCAACACCCACGTTGTTAAGGAGACGACCAATAACCGGAAGACATTCAGTTGGTACACCAACATTAGTTACACGGATAACTGAGTTAAAGTCATCTGTAAACATTCCACCACGTTCACGAATACGGTTAACGATTACTTTACAAGCACCTTGAGTAGTGATTGGTTCGTCTTTGATGTCTTGCTCAGTTTCAAGTTCACGAGCCATAGGGTTCAATGTCTTTTGACCAACAATTGCACCAACGTGGTCCAAGTTCAAGAAGATAAGGTCTGATTCAAGGTCATCATTAACGTCCATAAGTGAAACGTCAAATTGACGGATTCCACTAAGCAAGTCTTCGCCCATTACAGCTTTGATTTGACCAAGTTGTTTATTGAATTGTTTCAATGCAAATTGGTTACCAAGTACAATCCAGTCACCTTTAAGCATATCAGTGAAGCATGAGATAGTGTGGATAACACCAACCAAGTTAGTACCATCAAGGTTAACTACAGAAGCATGTGAGAGTAATTCTTGAATACCAGTAAATGGAAGCAAGTTATCTCCTGCAACGTCAGTTTCACCAAAGAGGAATTGACGAGCCATTTGGAAGATGAAAGTACGACGGAGCATTTCAAGACGACGTTGATAAGCATTAGTTCCTTTAAGACCAAGTGGGTTAGCTTGAAGGTTAAGTTCAGGCATACCTGTATTAATCAAGTAGAAGATGTCATCATCATTCAAAGCGTCTTCGACACAGAATTGTTTAACGTTAGTATAGAAAGCACGACCTTCCATAGTAGGCATTTTAACACAACAGAGTGTACCAGGGTCACGAGTAGGAACAAGGTTAGCTTGACGTCCAACAAAGATACGAGGAGCACAGTTTTCATCTTCAACAATACGCATAGTGTTCATAACACGATTTGAAGCAGCACCATTAAAGATTGCTGAAAGCCATTCAAAGCTTTCGTGGATTTTTTGAGTAGGTTTAGTATCTGAAAGGTCTTCACCTTTACCAAACTTCTCAACGTCAACAGACATTACAGGGTTAACTGAACGTTCCATTGTTGAGAGGTTATAACGAAGGTTTCCCAAACGTGGTTCAGTATTAAGTGATGTATTTACAATAGTTGCCATTTTTTAATTCTCCTTAGATATCGTAGTGAGTAGTATCAAAACCGAGTGGGTTAAAGTTTGGTTTAACTGTCATAGTTTGTTCAGCTACAGCAGGTTTTTCAGCAATCTTAACTTCTACAGTTTGAGTTGGTTGTGCTGGTTCAGCAGGAGCTGGTGTAGCAGGTTTAGCTACAGATTGAGTGAAAGCGTCAACCAATTTATTGACAGCTTGAAGCACATCAGCAATAGTTGGTTCATCTGCTGGTTCAGCTTTAGTTTCATCAACTACTTCATCTTTAGTTTCGTCAACCACTTCATCTGTAGTTTCATCAACTACTTCATCTGTAGTTTCTTTAACTGTTTCGTCTTTAGTTTCATCAACTGTTTCTACAACAGTTTCATCTTTAGTTTCTTCGACAATTTCTTTTGCCATTGTTAAATCTCCTTGACTATATTGTTTGTACAATTGGTCATATTTATCATCTGATTTTTGCATTACCAATTGTGGATTGATGTTCAGTTCTTCTGAAACACTTTGTACTGTAGTTCCAACAATTGAATCTACAAAACCTAAGTCTTTTGCTTGAGAAGCACTAAACATTGATTCTTTAGCCATATAGTCTTCAATGACATCACGGTCAAGACCAGTTTTAGCTTCATAGATATCAATACTTTGCTGGGTGATAGCACCTAGTTGCTGTGTTAATTCTTCAAGTTCCTGTGGTCTTAGAATACCGTAGTATTGTTGACGAGGATAATGAATTAAAAAATATGAAAAATCCGACATAGTTACTTCATCAAATACACTTGCTAATACTGTACCAGCACTTGCAACCATACCTTGAATATGTACTTTAGATTTACCTTCAAGTTTATTCAATTCTGAAACCATAGTTCCAGCGTCCATTACGGAACCACCGTTAGTAGTTAGGTCAATTTCTAAATCTTCTCCTAGTTCGTTAGCTTTAGTTACCGCTTCTGTCAAATCTTCTGGAAGAATTACTTCTTCACCCATTTCACGAAGCCATTTACCAAAGCCACCACCAGTTATCATTCCATTTAAAACACGTTTCATTATTTCACCTCCATGAATAAGGGATAAAACATTCTTGCTGAACGAGCTGAACAACCACAATCTTCAACCTTGAGGTCTTGACCATATAATTCTCTAGCTTCGGCAATACGTGTTTTACTTACAGCGTCTTCACGACGTTGATGTTTCAAAATATCTCTTGTAAATATAGGATATTGTGATTCAAAATCAGCAGTGTCATAAACAGTATCACTATCAAAATTAAGAAGGAAACGTTGTCTGATTCCATTAGTACCTTGAGTAATTACTGCATGTGTATAAGAACTGGGAGCTAAAGGTGAAAGTTTAAACTTCATCTTCTTTAGTCTCCTTTTCTTTCTTTGTTTTACGTTTATTAGCAGGTTTAACTTCTACTTGTTCAGTAGGAACATCAACTTCTGTAGATGGACTGACGACAACAATGGGTTCACCGTTGTCACCAGTATGTTCTACAGTAGGAGGAGTTAAACCACGTCTTCGAGCAATACGCTCTTCTCTAGTTAAATAAATAACCATTAACGTGTCTCCTTCCTAATTGTTATCCTGTAACTTTAATTTTGTATTCTGATTCAGAATGTTTAGTAGGGTCTTTAGTTACCGCTTTGATAGTTGCGTCACCTGATTTAACACCAGTGATTTCACCATTTTTGCTAACAGTAGCAATTGTTGGGTCACTTGATGTATAAGTAACAGTCAAGCGTGGTGGGATTTCCAATGTAGGAGTTACTTTAGAACCCACAGCCACAGTACCACTAGCAACGGTGTATTTCAATGCTGCAATTGGATGACATTCAGCCATTGGTTTAGACATGTCATCAAATGATTTGCTTCCCAATGTAACGACTCCAAGAGCTTTGCATGTACAATCTCGATTGATGTAAGTGAATTTACCTTTGGCTGTCTTAACTTTAATAAAAGGTACTGACGTTGGATTTTCCAGATAAATCATTACTGTATTAGCTTGTTGTCCTGTGAACGTTCCAAGTGAACTACCATCTTTAGAAAAGACTTCAACGCTTTGTTCAGCAGTTTTAATAGTGATGTTTGTCATTTTAATTTATTCTCCTTATAAGAATGATACGGACTTAGCGACAGCACTTTCACCCAATTGCGTTAAAGCTGCAAATGTGTCAATGGCTTTCTGAGGGTTAACTTCATAAAGGTCAATTGAAAATTCATTCAAGAACGTTTCTCGGTCAAAGTACGTTTTAACTGCATTTTTCAATAATGCTTTACCTTTAGAATCTTTGGGAGCGGAGAAGCCAGGTACTTGTCGCATTTCAAATACTCCACCACCATTCTTCTTGGCATAGACTGCCATGTAATCAATTACAAAGAGAACTTCGTCTTCTTTTTCCTCAACCAATACAGCAAATTGCATGGATGGGTTAATTACCAATCGGTCAACACCGTTAAAGACTGTCTTTCCGTCTTCATCTACTTGTCGGTGATATACTTTCGTTTCTGGGTCAACCAAATCTAAAAATTGTTGATGTTGTTCCACAGAGTAATATTTCTGCCCATTTAGCACAGCAATTGGTTTAATTTCTTTAAGCAAACTTTCTTCTAGTTCTTGTCGTTTCTCAGCTAAAGTTACCATTTGTTTGTTATCTCCTAACATATTCTTGTATTTAAACATTAAGTTTATAAAATAATTATAACAAAAATATCACCGTGGTGCAAACAGTGATAACATTTTGTATTAATTTAGTAACTCTTTTGTAACCATTTCATTAATTTTATCTTGTGGGAAACCTGCTTTAAATAGGTTCAAAGCAATTTCAGATACATACTTATTATGAGTATCTACTGAACCTTGGTCAGCTAAGTCCTCATTAATCAATTCTTGTTCATCAGTCAGTCCATATAACAAACCTAATTGTGTATAGAAAGCTTGACGAATATTATTGATTGCTGTATCTTCTGTAGTTTCATTGATAGAAGCAATTGAAATATTACGGTCTGATAAAGTACCAAGACCAAGTAATGTTGGTGGAATACCATAGCACAATGGAACAATATTTTGGTCCTCCATGAGGATGTCTAAGAATTTCTCAGGTGTATTAGTATTTTCTAAACGTTCATTTTGAGTCAGACCCTCTGGAAGTACAAGAACATCATCATCATCCATGTGTTTAATTGTTTCTGCAAGATATTTTGCATATTCCTTAATTTGAGCTAAGTCTTTACGACGAGCACCATTTGAAGTATTAAGTAAATCTGTAATACCTTGTTCGGCATTTCCTGTTCCTTTGTCATCAGATGTTTCAATAATCAAACGACCAATACCACGTTCTTTGAATTTCCGATTCAATGTAGCATGTAAAGCAAGAGAATCTTCAATACGTAAGCGTTCATTAAATAAACGACTTTCTGGATTGTAAGAATCCATATCATAACGTAAGTTTACAAAACGATTTTGAGAAGCAGGTACAAATCTCATACGTTCTTTCTCTACAAATAACATTGGCGAATTTGATTTGTCAAGAGCATTCTTGAACCAATCAATATCTGTATTTGGTGGAACTTCTGATAAATGTAACACAGCTTGAGTAACTGGTTCTGAATATAGAATGTGACCTAATAGTTCAGGAACAACTTGTTTAGAATTTTTGCGATAACCGATTACTACAGTATAATAATCACTAGGATAAAATTCTAATTCATCATCTTCATTACGATATAAACCTGCACGACCATATAGCAAAGTATGTTTGGTTGCTTGCTCAATCATTTGTTGGTGAGTTACATTTTTCTTAGTACGTTTACGAATGAAAGCTAACATTTCACTTGTAGCTTTTTCATCTTTAACCTCATTAGTTGTAACAATAGGTTCATGTTTATAGATAAATGAAACTAACTGGTCTGTAGTGTAGTGAACATTAGGAAGTAAACGAATAACTTCTGCTAAAGTTTTACCACCAATACGTTTCTTTTCATGTACATATCGTTCCATTTTACGAATATATTCTGAGCCTTCACTATGAATTGAACTTATTGACATGATTTCATCACGTTCTAATTGGGTCATCATAGTGGGTGATGTGTTGTTGATTGTTTCTAAAGCGTCAAGAACGTCATAGTTCTTAGCATTAGGGTCAGCAATATTCCAACCATTCACATCAACATCATGTTCTAATGTTTTAGCGAAGTTGGAGGTAAAGCGTTCAATATAACTCATTTATGTAACTCCTTTTGAAATTCTAAGAAGGACGAATCATCTTGTTTGTTATATGCTGTTACAGCTCCAAGCTTATCTAAGATAAGAGCATGTAAGGCTAACATTGACGAGTCAAGGTAGTCGGTTGATTTACCTCCTAGTCGTTTTTTAATTGCGTCTTTCGGTTCAATTTTAATTTTCTTATTTTCATCATTAGACATTTTAGTAACAGCTTGCATTTCGGCTTGTAGAAACTCCCATACTTCTGAGGTTACTCTGAGTGTATCTGTATCAATAAACTCTTTAAAGTCTAAGAATAATTCTGAACGTTTATTGTGAGAACGAACAGCATTTTTATCTTTTCTCCATTTGGAAGCACCATCACCAAAACGAACTGGTACAACTGGACAAGATGTTTCAGCGTCATCAGTAGTAAGTAAGTTAAACTGCCCTTCACCAACTCCAGAAGCGTCAATTGCTAGTAATCTAGCACGGTCATGCTTTAATTGTCTGATTACATTTTGAGCCATCTCCTTGGGAGTTTCATGGTCAATCCATAGTTGAGGTTTTACATTGTTGAATGCAACAATTCTACTATAAGGTTTATTTGGGTTATGTTCTAGTAAAGCATAAACACATGCGTCAGTACCTCGAATAGCAACGTCATTTCCTGCATAGAATGTCGAATTATCCCAGTCAATAGGACTATCATCTATTTTAGGAGTGGTTGTAAAGAATGCTGATTCAGTATTAACACCAAATTCTGATAAGTAAAGAATACGTAAGTTATCTTCATCATTGAAGAAAGGCGACCAAATAACTTGTTGAATAGCTTGGTCTAATAGATAATCACGTTCTTCACGGTTCAATGGAAATTTATCTTTAAGATATTTGTGTTCATCATCTAACTGTGAATAAACAAGTTCCATAAATTTACCTTCACCAATATTTAATCTCCAGTCACCCCAAAGAACTGCTTCATGAGGAGGTAGAGGATTACGAATCATATCATCATAAGAGAAGTTCATGATATGCGGATTGGATGTTTTAAAGATTTTACCTGGTTTACCATCTTTATCTACATAGGCATAAGCACGTCCTTCGGCAAGATTATATTCTTCTTTAGTAAGGAGTGCATATTCATCCATGTATGAACTACTATGGACACCAGTTGCATTTTTAGCAATGGTCAAATCAACGAATCCACCAGATGGGAATGCAAAACGTTTTTGTGATACACCACGTTGTAAAGCTTCTTCTTTTGATTCAGCTTCAAATAATACTTTCTTAAGTTTAGGAGAATGGTTGACTGCTGATACCATCTCCTTAAAGATTACCGAGTTAAGTTCTCGGTTAGGTGCGAATGCTGTGATAAGTTCTCCACGATTGGCACGAACAAGATTACATTGGGATGATACAAATGATTTACCAAAACCAGTTCCTAAAATACAACTGATAACACGATAATCTGATTCTAACATCAATCCTGCTAGTACTGCTTGAGTGAAGTATAATTCTGCACCTGTTTCTTCTTTGACTGTATTATAACCAACAATAGCTAAGTCATTAGCTTCTTTCCATGTCAATGATAAACGGTGATACCAATCTGGCATAGGTTTATATCCACGAAGCCAACGTAATTGTGGGTGTAAAAAATAAGGACGAAGTGATTCCAAACGGTTAATCATCTTATGCTGATTTAACGACATTTGACTTGGTACTACATAAGTTGGGGTGTATTTTCTTTCTTCCATAGTCACCTTTCTCTAAGAGTTTTAATATATTATAATTATAGCATAAAAAAAGAGAAGGGTCAAATCGACCTATCCCTCTATGATTTCTTGTTCAGTTGTTTTAATAGCTAAAGGTTTGGCTTCACCTTCATTAATGTTGATTACTTCTGCGTCAATAACTTCTAGTTCTGGTAGAGGTTCTGATTTAACAGACAATAACTCAGTAACTTTAGCATTACTTTCATTCAATTGTCGTCTAAGACTATCAACTTCATCAATACTAACAGTAGCGTTGATGTTTTTACTTTCAGAACGAAGCATAGCACGACCTTCAATATGTTCCATCATTTTATAGAATGATTTCAAATCTGATTTAGATTCCAATACTGTACGAGCACAGGTATCAACCAGATTAGTTGGATGGTCAACATCACAATCAACTTGAGAGAACATATCGTCAATTTCTTCTTGAATACGACTTGTAAGAATAACTGGTTCACCAGAAATTTGCCATTTAAAACATAAATACATAAATGTTTCAAAACTAATCTCATTCAATTTAACTAAACATAAACGAATTTCAGAAGTCCATCCTCCAATGGCTTCTTCATGATAACTTTTAGGTTTGAAGCGGTTAGTTGGATTGTCTCCAAAACCACCTCTACCTTTAGGATTTGCTACCTCACCTTTTTTAAAGCCTGCCTTTTTACGAGCTGCTAAGGCTTTCTCGGACATAGTGTAAGCGATAATTATCCCTCCTCTCTAAACATTAAGAAATATTGTTTGAGTTCATCAGAAGATGGTAGTTGTCCGCCCATAGCTTCATATTCTTCATCACTAAATACTACTTTTACCATTTTACCAGCACCTAATTTTGGACCTTTCGGTTTCTCTAGTGGAGCTTTAATACCTATTTTATCAAGTAATTGTGGTTGTAATTTCTTTAATTTCTCAGTATCATAAGAACCAGATGAATGATTATCTAATAAAAGGATTTCATCTTCACGGTCTTCTGTTAAATTGTCCATAATAGATACAGGTACTTCATCTAAACCTAACTTGGTAGCAGCTAGATATCTTTGATGACCTCCTAAAATAAGCAAATAACCATCATCTTGTTTAGAAGCTACTATCGGACGCACTTCAAAGAAGTCTGGATTTTCTTGGATTGAGTTCATAAGTCTAACTAAAGATTCCTCATTAATTTTACGAGGATTCTTTGGGTTAGGTCTTAAGTATGAGAGGGGTATGTATTCTGTTGTAATATTTTCCATTAGTTAATTCCTCCTAAAGCAATATTCATTGGTTGGACTGTATGTTGATTAACTACTAACATGAGTTGAGACCCAGTAGCATAGTAACCTAATGAACGAGCATAATCGTTACTGTCATTCAAAGTTCCAGATGTAATAATCATTTTACCATGAGATTCAGTTTCGACTTTATAAGAATGAGTATGTCCTTTAATCAAGAAATCAATAGGACGATTTAAGATTGATTGATATTTTTGTAATGTTTGAGCACCATCTTTTTTCTCAAGGTCACCATGGACGAAAGCAAATTCTTTACCTTTGACATTAACTGTACGAAGATAAGGTCCATCTGTATTTTTGATGATGTTGACATTTGGATTGTTTTGAAGTTCAAGCATTGAAGAGATAGTCATTTCTGCCATACCAGAATATGAATCTCCCATTAAGGTCATACCTTTATCTTGTAAACGGTCGTGGTTACCTGCAATAATTCCTAAGTAGTCTACTACAACTTCTTCTGAAAGAATAGAGATAAATTCAAACATCCATTTCACATAAGTGGCAAATTGTTCTGTGTTGTTAGTCCAACATGTTGCTGTAGAAGTTGGAACGTGGAGGTAACCATTCTCAATAATGTCACCAAGGTCAACAACTGTAACTTTTTTGATTCCAAATAAACGAATATATTGAATGCAAGCTTCAACATAAGCCATGATACGTTCATATTGAGTTTCTTTTCCATATTGGTCAACCATAAGTCCTACATGCCAATCAGATGGAGTAATAATTGCTTCATAAGGGCTATTTTCCTTAAGATTTACTGGTTTTGGAGTAGGAATTGGGGTCAAATCAATCTGTTCAATTGACCGTTGGATGTCTTCAAATAGGAGTAAATTGTCCGAAATTTCACGTTTTAGCTTATTAATTTTACGATTTTCATTACTCATAGCACGTTTTTCAAGTGCCATTTCACCGACTTTATTACGAATAGTGTCAATAGGACTATCATCTTCTGGTTCTAACTCAAGAATTTGAGATTCCCAGTAAGTTAAACAGCTAAAGAAGCGTTGGTCTAATGTATTTGTATCAATAACTTGAGCCAAGTCTGAATCTTGAATCATTGCCTTGAGAGTTGGACGAGATAATCGGTTAGATGGACTCGTTTTACGAATCTCTTGCGATATTCTTACAAGCTCCACCACTTGTTGTTGTGTTAATTCTACTTGAAAATCTTCTTTGTTCGTGTATTTGAATGTCTTAGTCATATTGACCTCCCTTTTCTAAGTTTATGTATATATTATACCATATTTCGTGTCTTGGCTCAAATGAAAAGCTTTTATTTTTACATAAAAGCTTTATAAAGTAATTCATACCAAGCACTCGCTTCCCATAATCGTTCATTATATTTAGTCATGTACTTATCATATAGCTGTGAAATCTTATGCTCATGCAAGTACTTAGTACCACCAACTAGAGTAGGCACTTGGTAGATATAGAGGTCATCTTTAGCTGACCGAGGGTTTGGATTGATAGTTTTAACCATCATCTGTCCAGATTTAAGGTCAAATACTCGACCATAGTTAGAGAATAATACATCACCATAAGTTTCAAATGGCTTAATAAATACTTCACCTACTTCTGCATAGTCATATACATTTTTAATTGCGAATGGTTGCATGGTCATCAATCTTCCTCCTCATATTCTTCCATCATCATGTAAAGTTCATCATCTAGTTCATTATAGTCATGATATAATTCTTCATAAGCATGTTCAGCTTCATCTAGTTCTTGTTGTGCTACATCTAAATCTGTTTCCAAAGGTACAACATAATTCTGTAGTTCCATTAACTCTGGTAGCATTTCTTCTACCATTAAAACTACAGTTTTGGATGGTAATGCACCATCTTTAATATCTTCAGCAATGTTAATAAGTTTCTTTAATACTTTAGTTTCTTCTACGTTCATGTTAGTCCTCCTTCAAAGAGTTTTCTATTTCGTCCAACATCCAAAGTACATCTTTTACACCGATTGAACTGACGTATGGATTCTTTAATTCAGCTCTGTAACCATTAATTAAATCTAGTACAGGTGGTTTTGGGTCCCTGGTTCCCCAAAGTTCATCCCAAAGACATTGAGAACATACTAATTGGTTATCTATCAAACTTGTATCCTCAAATGGATATTCTTTTTCACATATAACACATGTATACTTAATCATATTAATATTCCTCCTCTGCTTCATCCCAACAATCATCACATAGGAATTTATGACCATATCCTATTGACCACATGTTACAGGCTAAATCAGTCATTCCACATGAATCACATTCAGCAGTTTTCTCTAATGAAGATTCCCATTCCATTTCTCTACGAAAATCCTCTAGTTCTTGCTGCAATTCCCAATCCATATTTACTACACCTCCTCTTCACTTGCATATAACCAAACAACATTATGATTTCTTTCTTTTTCTCCATTTAATACTGACATTACTCCATTATACGATTGATTCATTTCATAGATTCCATCATATACATGGTCGAAGATAAATATTTCTTTGGTTTTCATATCAACTGCCACTACAGCTTTAGAATTTTCAACTAGGTCATCTACATATTGTTTAACATGTTTGGCACCATACATTAAATAGAATAATGATTTAGTGACAATGTGAATGTCATGTCCAGTTTCAAGTTCTTCATAAAGAATAGTTTCAAGTTGTTCATAGGTGATATTGAATTGAGTTTTGATATCATCAGACCACATAAGTTCTCCATCTACATAATAGATACGACCTTTGACCTTGATACCTTTATATTCAATCCGACCACTGGATGTGTATTTAAAGTCAGGATGATTTGGTACCTCATACCAAATCACTTCAATTTTTGATAAATCTTTCATTTACTACCTCCTTAATTTCTATACGACTATTATACCATGGATGTGATATAAAGTCAAGTATTTTAATTTTACAATTCTGTTACGAATTGCATATAATTGTTTACAATATTCAGACGAATGAGTACACAACTATAAAAAAGAATATACTCTTATAACCTATTATAGGTTATTTATTTTAGAGTAGACTCCTGGGTCAATACAATTTTAACTAATTTCGCCTAAATTCATCTATATTTTAGACTACTTCGTAGTATCTTTTTCTATTACGATTTCTTAAGACCGTCGTTTAGAAAGGTCGAAAAGAAATCTAAAGAATTATTACTACTAACAAACCAATTTTCATTGATTTATCTTATGAACTAATTATACCATATTTTTTTGAATGGTGCAAGTTTAGGTTAATCTTCCAGATGTATTTGTTCAATATTAGGTTGTACCTCCTTCGTTCACTCCCTTGACGGTCGTTCTCAGTCGGTACTTATTATTGATTAAGGAGGGGATAATTGTCGAGTAGATGGGTGTGTTTTTGGGTGAGTTTAAACCAACAATTGGCACCCATGTAATCGAGATGTTTGTGACCATATTTCACATTGGATTCCTAAAAAATTTTTTCATATCAACTGCCACTACAGCTTTAGAATTTTCAACTAGGTCATCTACATATTGTTTAACATGTTTGGCACCATACATTAAATAGAATAATGATTTAGTGACAATGTGAATGTCATGTCCAGTTTCAAGTTCTTCATAAAGAATAGTTTCAAGTTGTTCATAGGTGATATTGAATTGAGTTTTGATATCATCAGACCACATAAGTTCTCCATCTACATAATAGATACGACCTTTGANCTTGATACCTTTATATTCAATCCGACCACTGGATGTGTATTTAAAGTCAGGATGATTTGGTACCTCATACCAAATCACTTCAATTTTTGATAAATCTTTCATTTACTACCTCCTTAATTTCTATACGACTATTATACCATGGATGTGATATAAAGTCAAGTATTTTAATTTTACAATTCTGTTACGAATTGCATATAATTGTTTACAATATTCAGACGAATGAGTACACAACTATAAAAAAGAATATACTCTTATAACCTATTATAGGTTATTTATTTTAGAGTAGACTCCTGGGTCAATACAATTTTAACTAATTTCGCCTAAATTCATCTATATTTTAGACTACTTCGTAGTATCTTTTTCTATTACGATTTCTTAAGACCGTCGTTTAGAAAGGTCGAAAAGAAATCTAAAGAATTATTACTACTAACAAACCAATTTTCATTGATTTATCTTATGAACTAATTATACCATATTTTTTTGAATGGTGCAAGTTTAGGTTAATCTTCCAGATGTATTTGTTCAATATTAGGTTGTACCTCCTTCGTTCACTCCCTTGACGGTCGTTCTCAGTCGGTACTTATTATTGATTAAGGAGGGGATAATTGTCGAGTAGATGGGTGTGTTTTTGGGTGAGTTTAAACCAACAATTGGCACCCATGTAATCGAGATGTTTGTGACCATATTTCACATTGGATTCCTAAAAAATTTCCCCAGAAAATTTTAGCAGTTAAACATGCGTGGTTGACAGGTTTGTTTTGTGTCAAAATCCGACTTATGTTTCTAGTAAAGATACGAAATATTATTTCATTTTTCACAAAGATTCTGTAAAACCGTTTCATTGTCACATTCATTACTGGAAGATTTCATCAAAATGATTAAATTTGCACGAATATTTCGTGTTTTAAGACGCAAAATTTGCCTAGATTGTGAAGTACGAAATCCTATTTGGATTTTTACTATAAATTTACAGTTCGTAGCCAACTTCCCAGCAATAAAAGTCATTTATGTGCAATAAACCGAAACGTGGAAGCAATACAAGTTATTGTACTAATGTAGCACCATAACAAAAATAAAATAATTTCTAAAACATTTATATAAACTTATCACGATTCACAACAAACAACGAACAATACAACAACGAACAAAGATAGATGCAAGCATCCAACCTTACAACGATACAACGATACAACCTTATCACGATACATGGTAGCATACAACGCAAAAGAAAAGCTAGTACATTGTACTAACTTATTATTCTATTATTGTTCTATTGTTGTTTAATTCTCTTGCATTCGTTCCATGCAAGGTTCACAGATAATCGTACCATTAACATTATAATATGGATCTTCATTGCTGAAGTACTCCTCACATTCTTCACAATAACAAACACACTCGTCGCAATATCTTTCCTCGTCACGTTCAACATAACACGATTCTTCTTCATTACACCAACGCTCACAACCATAACATTCAACGCCCTCACGGTTGTCGTCGTCGTTTAAGATTTGTAACACGTCATTGTTATCAATACTTATAACGTTGGTTGTTCCTGTTTCTAACTTACTAACATAATAAGCGTAACCGTTGGCAGGGTTTGCATATCCTTGACCGTAGTATTCTGCATTAGTATTCATTTTAATTACTTGCGAACGCTTTAAGCCTTTACTGTGAGAATAGATAAGTGCTGATAATCTAGGTTCATTCTTGTTCTTGAATGCCTTATGGCGTTTATTAATATAAGCACCGTCAATTATATCATGTTTAGTATCTGTTTGATTATGGTAACCGTCATAAATGTAAAATCGTCCATAATATTGACCGTCTTTAGTGAATACTATATACATTCTAAGCACTGCTTTTTTAGCACTACCATAGCAATTGTTTTCGTCAGGGTGTACATCATAATGACAACTATCGAACGCTTTACCAGTAGTAGTGATAATAGGCTTAGCAGTTGTTAAGTCTACCCCAAATTCATGACTAGAATATAAGAAGTCGTCTGGTTCGGTTGTACTTGTATATACAAGTCCTTTTTTGATAAACTGCCATACGTCATTAATTTCACTTGCTTTCTTGTCAGTTACATTTTTATCAAGTATTAATTTGCCCCCACGTTTAACCCCTTTAACCCCCTCAAAATACTCAGCAATAAAATTGAGTGGTACTTCTTTAAAAGGTTCAAACCCTTTAAGCGTGCTATATTTGTCAGCTTTTACATTCATTAAATTAAAATCAGTATTTGTCATTTTATTATCTCTCTTTCTTTTACCTTATGATACCATTATACGCTTTTATGTATTACAATTCAAGCATATTATATTTCTTTTCTGTTACAATACTTCTACAATTGTTGCCCAACCGTCAGCTTGTTCAACTACTGCAAACTTTTTACCGTCTTTATAAAAATATTCTACTACCATTTTATTATCTCTCTTTTCTTTTATTGTGTTACTTTGTTAGAACTTTGTTAGATAGATTCATGATAATTCTAAGAGATACAACCTACTATCTAAAGGCTTTCCCCTTAACTTCTATAATACTATTATAGCGTTTTTAATGTTACGATTCAAGTTTATTAAATTACAATAAGACTACAAAGTGCTATCAAATCCATGACTTACAAAAAAGATATATAGCATGATTCCAACGCTTAAAAATAAATAGTGTAATGCTGTTAGATTCGCCATGTTTTGCCCTCCTTATGTATTTATTTTAATTAGTTCATTAATGCTTATAACATTGAAGTTATAAGCATTATCAACCAACTAAGCATATAGACTAATAGTTGTAGTACCGTCCGGACGTGTTTCGTGAGTTTCAACGATTCCACATTCGTTTATAACTTGTTTAACCTTGGTTACTTTTACAAGTTCTTTTGCTGGTACGTAGTTAGTGAAATCAATTTTTTCAGTAATCTCAATGGAACCGCTAAACATATTTAAAACAGTTCTAACTTTGTTCCACTTCTCAAATTGTAGTGTTTTGCGTTGTTTGGCAGTCATTTTTGATAGTTCGTGTTTTTGTACTGCTTTTTCTTTTACCTCCTTTTCTAAAGTGTTTTTATACCCTTTAATGATTTGATTATATTGCTTTTTGAGAGTTTTATAAATATGTCCTTTGAGTTGTCCTAATGTCATTGTATGATTTTTTGTAATAGCTTTAAACCATTTCGCAACTTCAGAAATTCCAGCATTAAAACGTAAATAGGACTGTTTTATACCTAACTTGTTTAATTCATTCATAAAATAGTTTCTGACTTTATTTGCAAACGGTTCAACCTTAATGTTATACCATTGTACAATTTTATCGGTCTTATCCATTCTTTTGCGTTCGTGGATTCTTTCCCCTCGATTCCCTACAATTAAACTTGTTAGACGTAGTTTTCTAAGTTTTAACTTGTTTTCAAACTCTAATTTTTTGATAAGTGTTTTAGCGTTCCTTGTATTATATTTTTTCACGAGTTGATTAACTTCTACCTCGTTTACATAATAAGGATAATGGTTATTAATGTAATAGGTCATATTATCATATAAGTCGTGTTCACTTCTATAAGTTTCGTTGTTTAGTGTTTGTTTTTTAAGGACTTTATGAATTAGTTCTACCATGTAATCATAACTAGGTAAGTATGAAACACTAACATAGCCCAACTTACGTTCGAGAAATCCACTTTTGTCAATTCTAGCATTGTACCAAGTTCGCAAAATATGAACACGATTTTCTTTAATTTTATACATTTCAGAGTTGATACCCTCGATTTTCTCACGTAAAGCATTTATTTGAATTTCTAATTCAATAATATTTGAGTTCTTTGCTTCAAGTTCTTTTGTTCTGTTTTGCATTGTGTTACCTCTCTTTTATTTGATAAGTCTATTATAGCGTAAACCGTGTTACAATTCTAGGTGTTTAATATTTCTTTTGTGTTACATTTTTAGACCTCCTTATAATCTCGGTCTAACTCTTTTATAGCCTTATCACAAAAACACTGAATAAAATCATTATTTGGAAATAGTGTTTTTTTAAGTAGCAAACTTGTCTTAATGCTCAAGCGTTCGTCCTCGTTTTTCCATGTTTTAACAAGAATATTATTAACTTTTCTATTATTTGGCATTTTTAGCCCTCCTTAGTGATTCGTGTACCATGTTTCGAGATAGCTGTTAGTGTTATTGTTTACCATACTTTCAAGAATAACGATTTGTCTATGGTTTAACTTATGCTTACTTATAAACTTATCAAGCCTTTTAACTTCTTGATTCTGATAACTTTCAGGCGAAACTTTCATATCATTATTGATAGAATAGATTCTATTATTTTCATTCTCTAAAAGTGTTACCTGATAGTTAAAAGCCTTTTCACTTGCGGTTGGTGTCTTTTGTCCTACCGTAGCACCTCCAACAAAAGCAATTGCAATTGCTGTTATAGTAAGTTTTGTTTTGATATGCTTTTTAAGTTTCATTTTTACCCCTCCTTGTCGTTATTTTGGACGATTCCAACAATTAAACCGATTACAAACAAAATCACAATAAACGGTATAAAAAGGGCTTTAAAAGCATAATAGACAAGTCCTAAAACTATAAGGGTAAAAATAATCAATGATAACATGCTGTTACCTCCTTTATATTTATTAATTTCTCAATAATGTTATAAATAGATTCAACCGAACCTAACAACGTTCGCTATTTATAACACTTTCAAAAATTAATCTATAATCAAACCGATAACCAAACCTATAAACGGTAGTAGTATCGGACTGATTAGTATAAGCATTAATACACCTATAAGCATACCCTCCTTTTCTATTGTGATAAGATGTTAAACAACCATATTATTAATAAGATACCAACGACTGACAAGATTCCAAAGAATACGATTAGAACCATTATAAGCAATTCTATCATGTCAAACCCTCGCTATTAATCAATAGAGATTCATTCCATTTATTGACTTTTTTACGCTTGTTAGTATGCTTTTTAGCATAATCAAATTTTAAGCGTTCTTTATATTCTTTTGTGTTAGTAATGTCTTTAATTGTTTTAACATTATTAACAAAATCTTTTTCTGTTACTGGTACAATATTTTTGAGCATTGTGATCCCTCCTTTTTCTATACTACCATTGTATCAAATTCACTGTTACAATTCTAGCCTTTTAATGTTTCTTTTGTGTTACATTCCTATTAGAAACATAAGTCCTAATAATAGCATAGGAACAAATAGAAAACTGATAAGTATATAAGCTATGATGGTATTTTTTACACTTGCTTTAGGTGCTTTATAAGTACCCTCCAGTTTTTGCAATTTTACACGGTCAATTTCTAATCGAACGGTTTGACGCTTCAAGCGTAACTCTTTTAACTCTCTATCAAGTTTTTGTGCTTTTGTTTCTTGATTCTGGTTATCCATGTTTTGCCCTCCTTTATTTGATAACACTATTCTAGCATATCAAAACATAGAAGTCAAATATAAAGATTCTTTTATTTAAAATTATTTTCATGGTATTATTTGTTTTTGTGTATTATATAGAAGAAAGTAGCAAGTAACACAATTGTAACATAGATACATGAAAATGAAATGAAAACAAAATCAATCCGTAACATTCAAAATCGGACTTTTTAGCGAAAATTATGTTATAAGCATTTTCATTTTTCCCTACGTGCGTGTGTGCATATACATGGATGCGTGCATGCAAATATAGCATAATCGCCCAAAATTATGTTATAAGCATTTTCAAAAACCTCTACGTGTGTATGCAAAAAGTGACTTTTTAGCAAAAATTATGTTATAATGATTTTCAAAAATTTTCTAAACGTGTGCATACAAAAAGACACTCCTAAGAGTGTCTAATATTAATGGAACTCATCTATAGATGTAAATCCATCCAGCCATAAGTTAATAGTGTTATGTTTTGAGTCCTTAGTATCAAACTCACGTTCAATCCAACGGTCTCCACCATCACTTAGATAAACTTCATCTAAGAAGTCTTGAACTTTATTCAAGTCTTCAACTGTATACATAAATACTCGAATAGCTAGTACATCTTTAGTATGCGGTTTTAAAGTAACATTTACTGAAAGACCAAAACCTCTCAATCCTTCAATCCAAGTAGCTGGAAGTGTTTCGTTGTAAGCGTGTTGAATATTAATCATCATAAATTCTGACAAGTGTTCATCCTCCTTATTCTCTAGCAACCAGTTTCAAAAGGGTGTTCAGTTCTTCAAAGGTGTTAAGCTCCAAATAGTGTTCATTTTTTCTGCGGTTGCGACAACGGTGTCGTAATGTGTCCAAATCAATCTCGGCTTTTGGGGTGTTCATTTTCTACCTCTGGTTCTATATTATCAAGAATCTCTTGAATAGAAGTGTCAGAAATTATTACTCCCATAGCATTCTGTTCGTTGTGTGCCATAATTAAATCATTATGAAGTGATACGTACCAAAGAATCTCTAAGAAGTGTTCACGATTTTGTGCGTCATTCAAATCAAAGGTTTCATCTTCTAGTAATTGAAGTAGAATAACAAACGCTGTCTCAGCGTCCATAGCTTGTTCATGAAACTCTTGTAAGTATGATAATGCAGTTCCATGGTCGAACTGTTCAATCTTATTATATTTGATGTGGTCATCTCGTAAGTCCTCAACTAACTGTTTACCGAAGAAACCTAATGTATTCCATAGTGGATTTTTTGTCATATTATTCACCTCCTAATGTATAAATCAATGCTTCACTTGCTGACAACTGAGTATCTAAATCTCCCTCATACTCTGCTACCATACCAACTGTAAGCATACGAACTTGTTCTAACATGGTATGTACTGTGTGACCATACTGGTCAATGTCAGTACCTTCAAACTTATCAGCATTGTTAGCAATAATTCCTGCCATATCTCCCATCAATTTACTCATTTCAGTAAGCTGTGTATAAATAGTGATGTTTACTTCTTGATTGCGACGAAGCATTTCATCTACTTCTTTAGGTGTATATTTTGATTGCATATCATCAGAAACTCCATTGTGTATTTCAATATAAGATTGAAGTACTTTTGTACGTTCCTCAATTGGAAGTGTAAAGTATTCTTTGATTGAAATTGCAGTAGAGCCAGGGTAAGCGGGTTTGTTTTTAGTAGTCATGTAAGACCTCCTTTATTTTCTATAATACTATTATATCAAAAGTATTCTTGTTTGTCAACCATAAAGATTCTAAATCTATATAATGTAAATCAACCATCTTTGGTAAGTTAGCCCAGTATTTATTCAATACATCTTGAACTTCCTTATTAGAGTAGCCTTGTTGTCTAGCTTTAACAGCAAACTGATAACCATTAAGTGTACCCCAATGTTCATCATTACTACCACATAAGTCGCATGTTGCCCAAGTAATAACTGGTGGATTATCTCTGTCTAAGACTTGAAACTCTCCAATTTCATGTAGGAAAGCTACTTCTACTGGAAGTAGAAATGGGTCAAATTTAGCTCTCATCTTCATTACCTCTCCAGTGATTGAAGTTATTAATCTCTTGCATGATAGCTTCGTAAATGGTATCATAAGGTTGTTCCAAGAGTTCTGCTGCTTGCCTAGTGTAGTCTTGAAACTTAACAAAATCATCTGACTCTTGGTCTGGTTTACGTCCAATACGGACTCCATATTTTACAGCATTCATGATACAAAAGTTAATATACCCTTGTTTGTTGGTTTGTTTCCAAAAGTCTTTTAATTGAATACCGTGGACATTTGCATAGTAATCTTTCTTAATATCTTTCATAAGAACCTCCTTAATATTTATAGCCTTCAAATAGTACTGTTGACAAATAACGTTCTCCAGTATCTGGTGCAACTACCACAATAGTTTTACCTTTACCTAATTCTTTAGCCTTGTCAAAAGCTGCTGAGATAGCTGCACCACTACTAATACCAACTAAGATACCTTCATTCAAAGCTGTACTACGAGATGTGTCAAGAGCTTGTTCACTCGATACCTGTTTGATTTCATCAATGATATCCATATCAAGAATTTGTGGAATAAAACCTGCTGAAATACCTTGAATCTTATGAGGTCCAGGTTCTCCTCCACTAAGTACTGGTGATTCTGCTGATTCAACCCCAACAATTTTAATACTAGGAAATTCTTCTTTGAGTGAATGCCCTGCTCCAGTAATTGTACCACCAGTTCCAACTCCTGCTACTAACATATCTGGACTTTTACCACTTTTAGTGATTTCATCAATAATTTCAAAAGCTGTGTTATCAAAGTGAGCTGTAGGATTCCAATAGTTTTCAAATTGCATAGGCATAAATGCGTTATCCTCTTTAGCAATTTCTTTAGCTTTAGCAATAGCCCCTTTCATTCCCTCACTAGCAGGTGTTAACACTAAGTTAGCACCATAAGCACGGATAATTTGTCGACGTTCCATAGAGAACGATTCAGGCATTACAATAGTAACTGGATGACCAAGAGCAGCTCCAACCATTGCTAAACCGATTCCAGTATTACCAGATGTTGGTTCTACAATAGCTTGTCCTTCTTTAAGTTGTCCAATCTTACGTGCTTGTTGAATCATCATCAAAGCGATACGGTCTTTGACTGAACCTCCTGGATTCATACTTTCCAGTTTAACATAAACATCTGCCATGTTATCTCCGTATGGGTGCAATTTGATAAGTGGTGTGTTTCCGATTACTTCTGTGATATTTTCGTATAGCATTATTTGTCCTCCATGATTTCTTTAAGTGATTTTCCAAAGTTAGGGTTAGTTGCTTTCATAATCTTATAACAACTACTACACAATCGTGCATACCCTATGCGTTTAATTTCTTCTGTATGGAATTTTCCATAACAATTAGTACAATTATTCATCATCATACATTGCCTTTACTGTTCCGAGATTGATACGTTGTCTGTGATTTAATAGTTTCCAACCACGGTTTTGTAATGAAAACTCAGTAAACAAAGTTCTTTCAAGTTTAGTTAAATCTTGTCTATATCCTGTGCTACTATCAAACTTCTCAACATATACTGAAATTGGGTCATGTGGTTCTGGTTGTACTTTCAAGTAACTATCAATCACATCATTGATATTTAATACAACCGAGTGCACCCAAGATATATCTTCAAGTTCACAACTTAATACATAAACATTCATTTATTTTCTTCCTCCTTAATTCTACGTTCAACATTATCAATAAAGTTCTGAGCCTTTGCAATTTCATTTTGAATTTTAAGAACTTCATTTAGTAAATCATTCCTTAGATTATCTTGAATTTCTAATGCAGATTGTGCTAATTTAAGTGATTCCTTTAATCGTTCTAAGTATTCTGTGTTAGACATTTATTATATACCCCCTGATTCTTTTTATTAAATCTGAACAATGGTTTCCATTTTTCATTTTTATTCAATCGATTTTCAATAGTAATGCTTGTACAAGTAGTAAGCATTGAAATATCTTCTTGATACTTTTCAGTAGCTTCCTCTAGGCTATCATAAATGAATCTATCTGTATGTCCATTTTTCCAAGTAAGTACTTCTGCATATTCCATTTAATTACCTCCTTCATTTCTATAATACTATTATACTATATTGATGGAGATTTGTCAACTATTTAGATGTTACAATTCAGTTACATTTTAATCTCTTTCTAGGTGCGAACACCCCAATTAAATCTCTATCAATGGAATATCCTCCTACAACTTTATGATTATCAAAGTCAACCATCATTGTACCTAGTAAAGCAGGTCCATTTGTGTATAATAGATTGATTAATTCATTGAATGACATATCATAGAAACCAGTTAATGAAATACCATTCTTGAATAATTTATCAAATCCTGTGTCTTCATCATCTTCAATCATAACTGACTGAAAGATAGATACAATCTGACTGCGTTTTAAGTCCTGTATAGCCATTGTTTCAACTTTGCAACCTAACTTACGTAATTCATGTTTAACTCTCTCCTGACGTTTAAGAGCACCAAATCCAATCAATGTAACTGTGGGTGCATCATCACCATAAACATATTGATTACCACTTGTATCAACATGTTCAAAGTAAGCAGGCATTTTATTTTTAGCTTCACTAATAACTAAGATGTTACGCTGTTTAATTGTACGTTGAATGGCTTTATCTGACTTCTCTGGTTGATTGGGGTCAAATGGATAACGATACCGTCCAGTTGTATTAAAGTTTCTATCATAGAGATGAACTCTTGCATAACTAAGCCCAACTCCAGTAACTCCAAAGAGTGCATAACCACCCTCATCAAATTCTTTTTGTAGTTCTAAGGCACGTTCTACTGAAATACCTCTAGCGTCCAATGTTCTCATATTAAGTTCGTTTGTCATCATTCCCTCCTTTAAGCCATACTTTGTGATATTGCAAAGTCAATCGTGTTAGATGATGGATAATAAACCCCATCTTTATCATAGTAAGATAAGTTATCTGTATCAACAAACTCATGTTTCATGTATACGATTGCACTGATTGTGTAATCTTCTTCTCTATCTATCATAGTTACCTCCTAAATTTTTAAATGTTTATCATCATCTGGTTGTACTAATTGAATATATCCAACCAATGATATGTCATGTGTATCTTCTAGTAGAAAGATTTCCTCAAATGTGAATCTTGTTTGTACTGTTAAACCAAAGCAAGTAGAATCCTCAGTTATTTCTAAAGCGTCTGGATTCCACTTCAACCATGTTTTACTCTTGGTAGTTGGGTCTTTGACTAAATTCAAATATAACTCAGCTTTTGGGTCATAGATATAATATAATTCTAGCATACGATTTCTCCACTAATGAAAGCATACATATTTTCAATGAACTGTTCACGATAATCTGAGTTGTTTCCAAATACATCATGAAGATAATAATCTAAACCATCTTCATCAAGACCAGAAGCATAAGCTAATTCATTGATATCAGTAATAATAGCTTTCATATCATAAACTGAATGTTCAGAAGCGATATCATACCAATCTTCTGAACCACCGTAACCATTAGCAATAGTTGCATTACTCCATTTCTTAACTTCTTGATATTCTCCATAAGAGTTATACCAGTTTGTATTCAAGAAGAACATTAAGTTATTGAAGTTTGTTTTAAACATGTGCCAATTCAAACGTTCTTGTGGTGTATGTTCAAATTCATAACTTGCTGAAATATTAACAGCAGGTACTTCAAGATAAGGTGCAAGTTCTCCAATGTCAGTAAATGAGCCGTGAGCTGTAATAAATCCTGCATTTTCAATATCAATTGATAGCATTGAAGCGTCAGTATTATAAGAATAATATACTGCTTCTTGCCATGAATCTTCATGACGACCTCTATCAACTTGAATCAAATAAGGTGTTTCCATTGCATGAAGATATTCAATACAACCTGAGCATTTGTTATCAGTCATTGCTGACGAACCAACACATCCAATTTCTTCATCAGTTGTAAATATGATATGTGGAAGATGTTCCGATTCTAATTCTTCTACAGCTTTGATAACTGTGTAGATACCTGCTCTATCATCAGCTCCTAAACATTTGATTCCTGCTGTTTTAGCTGATTTTGTAAGTGTAACAAATCCATCTTTAAGTTCTGCATTATAGTAAGCATTGTAGATTTCATCATCACAACGGTGTGTATTAATAGTGTCCATGTGAGCTACCAAGGTTGGTACTTCACCAAATGGACTAAGACCAATAATTCCATGTTCACAAGAGTGCACTCGGTAACCTTTATCCAAGAGCCATCCTGGTAAAGTACTGTGTAATTCTTCTTGTGTTGGTTGTAAGTAATTCATAAATTCTTTAAAGTTCATCATATTGTTAGTTCCTCTTTCTTTCTGTTGACTTCTTTAACTCTATATACATATTATACTACAAAGATAGAAAAATGTCAACACTTTTGTGATGACATTTTTGTTACAATTAAATTTCATTTTGTGACTTAGCATCTTTGTATGCTTTAACCAATTTATCACGAATATAGATACTAAAGGCAAGCCAAAGAATTGATAGTACAAAGAAAAGTATATTGATGATGATATTCTCTCCAGTAAAAAATATGGATGTAAACGTATCAATTCCTTGTACAACACTAAATACGTACCAGAAATAGTATACGAAAACACTAAGCATAGCTTTAATCTTTAGTTTCGTCAGTTCCTTCTTTGTCATCATCTTCCTCCTTGTGTTTCCAATTACATTTCTTTAGCACTACATTCATCTTATTAATGGCTTCTTGACTTGAATCAAAGGATTGTCCAAGTTTGATGAAATCATCCTCCATCTTTTTACGACGAACTTCAACTGTGCGACTAAATCGTTTGTGTTCCTTTTTAGCTTTGATAAATTCTGATAGTAAATACTGGTAGACAATTACGCTAGTAGTTATTATCAGGGATAATATCAAACCTATAATAACTAATAGGTTCATCATATTAACTCCAATCTATGGTAAGATACCCATATCCATCACGATATTCATTACCAGAAGTAATTACTTCGGTAGTAAGTTTATAACCAGCTTCTTCAAGAATACTACAAACTTGGTCATACACTAGAATTTTATTTGGGGCTTCTTCATCCTCATAACCTTTGAAATAGTAACCTTGATAGTAAGCGTCAACAATTTCTAAAGTAATAAACTTTGTGTTCAAAGCTGATTGTTTAATCTGTGGTTCGATTACTGAATTGATATATTGTTCAGCAGCAATTTTATAAGAATCATATTTGGCTCTAGCTTCATTAGCATTAATTACCATTATATAGTACCTCCACTTGTCTAAGTCCATTAACATCAAATCCTGCAAAACTGTAGTCATCAATAAATGTTACTGGAACTGTTTTATATCCAAACTCTTTTAATTGAGTAATAGAATCTTCGTCATCTGTAATATCAATGGTAGTAAATGGAATACTACGGTCAGTAAACCATTTCTTAACCATTTTACATTGCATACAGTTAGGTTTTGAATATACTGTAATCAATATTTATACCCCTTTGCTTTTCGTTCAGCACGTTGTACTGTATCATATTCATCTACAACATCTTGTAACCAACCGTAAGTAAAGATTTCTCCAGATTCTTCCCACTCAATATCTTCAAAGTCTTGTTGTGAAATCCAGTCAGCAAAATCAATAACATTGTCAACTGTAATGTCATCATAATCTCCCCAAGACCACCAATAACCTGGGATAATGTGAATATCACTTGTTGCTACATCCTCAAAGTAATAAGTTGGTTGCTCTACGGTATGACCATAGGACATACAATACTCACAAGTACCAAAAGTTGCGTCTGTGTCTATATTAAGTTTTACATCAATTAATTTAAGTTTAATCATATTAGTTACCTCCCCATGTAAAGTGTTCTTTTAATGCACCATCTTTAAAACGTACATATTTACTGATTGAATCATTACCAACTGCTACTACAAAACCTTCAACTGGATGAGTTTCTTCTTGAGCAACTTCCTCATATAATGAATCAAGTTCTTCTTTGGTAGGAAATTCATCTGTGATTGATACTACTGGAACTACACCAATGAATGGTGGTACTTCTTGTGAGATGAACGACCATTTGAATAAGTCATGGTTGTAGTTAAGTTTAATCAGATTCATTTCATCATCAACATTACCCTTAGCAAACTGTAAGAAACGTTGTGGCACATCTCCATAGTCAATACGACCCATAGCAATCCATTCTCCAGATACTACAGCTTTCTCTTGCAAGTCAGCTTTAAGTTCTGCTCCATAATTAGATAAGAAGTCATATAAATGTTTGTACATAACATTTTTAGGAATTGTATCAACACCCATAGCTTCTGTGAGAGTGTAGATATTATTTCGTTGGGCGATATAAAGTTCCCCATCAAGTTTGAAGAAACTAAGGTTTGAACCATCAATCTTTTCAGTGATAGTTACTACCTCTTTCTTGCTTTCAAGTCGTTTAGTTTTAGGGTAAAGTGTTTTCTTAATCATATATTTGATTCCTCCTTTATTTCTATAATACTATTATACCATTATATGATACTAATGTCAATTACAATTGTGTTACATTTTAAGTTGTTTTATTAACTTGGCGGTATCAGGATGAAATATTAAGTGAGGATGATTCTTACTTCGGTCATAATATTCCTTTACATCTTTAGCTGAATATACTGAAATCACACAACCTTTGTTACTATACTTAGACCATTCAGTCTTAGAGAAATACTTACGAAGATATGAATACTCTTTACAACAACTTAACCAACCTCTAATATCATTGTCTATGAAGTCTTTGATGAAAGCCTTACGATTTGTACCATCTCTTTTAAACCATACTCCATCTCCATTTGGATGTTCTATTCTAAACACAATCATTTCTTATCCTCCTCATACTGTTTATTCCTATTGATATTACCACAATCAGGACAGTAATACCATTCTAGGTTTGAATCCACCATCATAAATCGAAGTCCACAGGTTTTACAACCAAACCAATCTAATTTTTCATAATCTATCATAATTACCTCCTTATAGCTTAGGAATACTGTTACCACATTTAAGACAGTATAATCGTGAATTATCATGCTGCAATTCATTAAAATAACAAATATGTTTAGGTTTATCAGTAATTTTGATAACCATAACCGTTTCACCATATTCATCGTGATATGGATAGGAATGAACCACATTCCAATCCTTGTGGGCATTATAGAAAGTTTGGTGACCTCCTTTTAATAAACCACAAATACTTGTTTCAAAATCAGAAATTGATTCATCAGTTTCAACGTTAACATTTGAATATGGATGTAATACTTCTAATAGTTCTTTAAATTTCATTTCTTTCCTCCTTATATATGTCTATTAAGAAAATCGGTAACCACATCGCTAGTGATAAACGTTATAAATAAACCAATACCAATTACAGTAATAAAACATGCTAGGATTGTATTTATAGTAACTAACCAACTTACCAATGCACTCATTATTAATGCAAATCCAAATACTACTGCAATTCCTAATGTGATAAGTCCTAATCTTACAATTGTTTTCATTTTCTTTCCTCCTTAATTTCTATTGAAATAATCATCTACCATTTGTTCATAGTAGTCGTCGTAGACATTTCCACCAAGTGAACCACCTAGGTCTACACTAGGTAATGTTCTTGATATTTCAATGGCTTCATCAATGTACATAGCAATAAAGTTATGTAAATCTCCATAAGTAGTTCCCAAAAATTTGTGGTATGTATTGACTTCAATCATCATTACTGTTCGCCATTGTTTTCTTGAACCCCAGATGAACTCTGCAATTTTCTTATCAGCATATTCATTCTTTTCTTGTTCTGTAATTCTATGAACCACAGCTTGTCTTAAAGGATATAAATCCTCATAATCTTCCATTGCCATTTTTGCACCTCCTTCATTTCTATAAGACTATTATACTATATTATGGCGGAGATGTCAACCTATTTTACTTTACAATTTGATTACAAAAAAAAAAGACTAGCCTAACTAGTCATTCATTTTATCAATAGCATTAGCAGTAATCTTAAGAGCTACACTCAATAGCATATTGATTATGTTTAAGGCTAGTGCAATCCATGCAAAAGTCCAAGCCATTGTTACATTTCCTGCTAGTGCAAATAAGAAAGCAATTGTTAATATCATTTAATATGTTCCTCCAGTTGTTCTATGTACTCGGTTAATTCAGTACAGTGAATGATTTCTACATACTCATAGTCTTTGTTTGGTACATCATCAGCATAGTAATGAGTAAGTAGTCGGTTATTACGGTAACCATCATTTTTGATAAACTTCAAGGATTGGAAAGAATCAAGAATAAATTTAACAGCCGAACCGATATTGTCTAAGTCACGTCGTCTATCACAAGTATGCCAAATGAAAATCCATTTGTCACCATCATTCAAATCGTATTGACCTTCTGTAAAAGTTTGTTTAATAATCTTTTCGTTGTACTTCTTCATAGTACCACCAGAATAACGATTATATGATAGAGCATTGATAAAGTCGTTTAAGTTATTTAAACGACCTGCTACAGCTAATTTAGTTACAGTCATAATCTACCTCCTTACGATTTGTAGATTCTAACTGGGAAGTCTGGGTAGAACTCTTTAAGTTTGTCAACAAGTTTTGTAATCTCAACACTACCTGTAATAAGTGTTACCATTTCAATAAGCTCATCAATATTGTGAAGTGATAAGTCAAACTCTGTTACTTGCCATGGACGATTGTCAATAGCGTCAAACCCCCAATAAACTCCATTTACTCGAACTGTAGTATGTTTGCCGTCTTCACGGACTTCGATTTCGTTGTTAATATATGTCATGATTTTGTCCTCCTTTGATTAGTCACCCCATTCATAGAAGCGACTTGATTTGTGGATAGGTTCGTAAACCTTTGCGTTTAAATTCTTAGCTAGTTGTTCTGAATATTCCCTAGTAAGATGTCGGTTGAACCCTCCAAGGATATCATAACCGAATTGTTCATATTTATCTGGATTCATAAAACAGTCTGTATAAAACTGTTCTGCATAGTTTGCTTCCAGAAGTAATAAATCACAGTCATGGAACAAACATACTTTAGAATCAAAGTATTGAGCATTACTCATATCAATATCAGTAATGTAACCAACTTTGTCAAGTTCTTTTGAATCAACGTCCATTGCTTTGATTACAAATCCATAAGAATCAACCTCTCCATGATTGAATCGTTGTCGTACTACAAACAGTTTAATACCGTTCTTTTTGATAAGCACGATTGGTTGAGAATCTTTTGACAAGCCATCATATCCAGTAAGCACTGTGTTGTAATCTTTCATGATATGCTTTATAGTTGCTTTATTATAATGGTCTGTGTGTTGATGTGTGACTGCTAGAATCAACTGTTCAACTTTGAATGGTACTTCATCCATAAGAGATTTAACAAATTTAAACGGAACACCGCAATCTAAAATGATTACGGTACCCATTTTTTCAAGAGTTAAGAGGTGACAGTTTCCAGATGAACCAGATGTGCCACCAATGTACTCAATGAACTTCATTAAGCTTGACCTCCTGCAAGGAGAGCTTCAAGTTCAGCAGGAGTCATTTGAGGTGCAGCTTGTTTAGTGAAGTTAGAGAATTTAAGCCAATATTTAGCAGGTTGTCCTGGCTTTTGACCAAAGCTTGATTCTTCAACTCGGTAATCAACGAATCCACCAACCAATGTACTTACATCAAATGTTGATACAGTTACTGGTGTTACGTTTTGTCCAAGTTCATTTTGGAAGAAACGAGCTTTCTTAGCAATGTCTGCAAAGTATTCTTCTTTAACAGTACCATCTGGTTGTGGCAACTTGATTTGACGAGTGAAGTTACGTTTTGCAGTAGCTCCATCAGACAAAGTAATCACAATTGCATTGTCATCAACTTCAACGGTTTTAATTGTTACTCCTTGAGCACCAAATGTATTAGGTTGTCCATTTGCACCCAATGCTAATTGAGTTTCTCCACGAAGGAACATTGACTCAGTGAGTGAGAAGCCATCTTTCAAGATGTACAAGTCAGTACCACCATTTTCTTCGTTAGCAAGGAGTTTTTGTTCAAGAAGTTCTGGAGTTGGTGTAAGCCAGTTCTCATTTTCTCCAAGGAATTTCCAGTATTTAGGAGAAGCAATAGTAATCTCTGCAACACCAGTATCTACAATGAATAGATATGAGTGAACAAGTACTTTGTTGTCGTTCTCTTTAGAAGTGTGTTGGATAAAGTGTCCTTTAGTTGTTTGTGTTTCAGTCATTTAATATGTACCATACTGACCTCTCAGTCAGCCCTTTCTTAATCTATATATACATTATACCACAATAGGTATCTAGTGTCAATTACAATTGTGTTACAGTTACGCTACTTTCTTCTTACTAGGAATATGTAGTGTACGAATAACATCTTGTTCTTCTGATTCTTCTAGTGGAGTGATTTTATTAATCAAATCAATCACTAATTCTGTGAAATAAGTTTTATCTAAACGTTCTACTGGTGGAACTGTATCTTCCAGTTTATCAGCTACGTTTGAGATGGCACCGACTTTACCAGTATTATGGTCAATCTTACGATAACTCAATCCATCTACTACTGGATAACCTCGAAGTTGACGACCTATTGGTTCTTGATTCAAACAAACTTCATCAAAACCTTTTAATAACCGTCCTGTTTTAGCCGAATATCTTGGCATTTCTACAATGTTTGTAGTGATTACTTCATAACGACGAGAAGTTTTAGCACGACATAAGAACATTTCTGGAGTTTTTTCAAGATATTCTTGGAAAGATTTCAAATCATTTTTGAAGTAATCAATAACAATTTGTCCTACAGCTTGGTTGTTTGCAAATACTTTCTTGTTGAATGTACCTTTGGCTTCTTCAACATTCAGGTCTTCGTCCAAGATGAAGTAGTTATTAACATCTTTTGCATAGTAATGAGCAAAGATGTCAGTTTCAAATACCAAACCAGTTTTGATTTCATATTCAAATTCAGTTGCTTTAAGATAGTTTACAGCTTCTTCTGACAATGTTTCTGGAATTGAGTAGATAACACCATCTGTATTAGTTTGAACTACTTGAGCCCCACGTTTTTCAAGTTCTTTTGACATAGAATACAAAATCATTTGACCTGCGATACAAATATCTAAACCTGCATATTCATTATAAAGATATGCACCAGATTGTAAACTTCTCATTAAACCATAAGTTGCGTTGATAACGATTTTAAGAGTATTACTTAAAACTTTATCTCCACTGTGTTTAGCTTCTAAACGTGTGTTAACAATGTTTTTATACTTAGGAGTACCAACACCAAAGATATCCAATAGAATCGTTAAGGAAGGATATAGAGAAGCTACGTCACTATGGTAAGTATTATGAGCTACAAGTAAGTCTGGATTTTGATAATGAATACCACCAAGTCCAAATACATGACCGTCAATATCTCCAAACTCTTTAAAGAATTTCTTAGGTTCTGGGAAATCTAAATCATTTTTATTATCAACATAGTTTAACATATAGTTCAAAACCTTTTGAACACGAGGGTCATCCAAGTGTGGCAGGTCACATTTCTTCAAGAACTCAAAGATAGTTTTATGTTGATACTTTTGTGAATCATCAGCATTAGCAAGTTCTGGTTCAAACAACTTGATTACAAGACTATTTGCTGAACTGTTTAATACTTTTTCGATAGGACAATTTACTTCATTTGCTACCATTTCCCTTAAATCTTCAAGGGCTTGTGGTACTTTACGTTCAATCAGTTTCTTGAAGTATTCAAATGTTGCTTTAACATCATTACGACAATACTCTCTGATTAATATTTTATTTGCATTGGTAGGTCTTGTGTTGAATGAAATGGGTGTTTCAATAATCTCCAGACCTTCTGCATTCATAAAGGCTTTAAGAGAGCCTAATGTTGAATAGTCCATATCAGATTTGGCATACTTCATTACGTCAAATGTACGATAAGGCATTTTCTTTTTATTCCAAGCAAGTGAATCATAAAATGGTAGTAGGTCTTTATTAATGATTGCATTAGATACTTGCTTAACCATTTCTAAGTCAACAATGTCATCTTCTTTAGCACTATTAGCTAAAGACCAATGATACATGGTCATTAGAACACTATCATCATAGTTATGATTGTTAAATGCTACCAAGTTAGGAATGTTAATTATTTCTGCTAGTTGTGCAAATGTTGGATTCTCATATTCAATCCAACAGTCTTCTTTTGGAAACCATACTTCAATTAAGAAATATTCTGGATAAACCTCCAAATCAAAGTAGGCAAAGTCTAAAGCATTCCATGTTTTAATTAAACTCATATTATACCTCCTTAAGAGTAAACTCTTAACCTAAAAGGTTAAGAGCTTCTCCTGCGTTAATCATACGAACAATTTCTGCTACTGTTGCTTCTTTAGAATCAATTGTTACATCTTTGAATTTTTCATACAAAGTTGCATTCAATTCAGCAAGTTTTGGACCTACAGCCATCAATGCTTCACGAGTGATGTTTCCTGTCATCATTTCAGCACGAACAGTTTCATTAACTGACATTACTGTGTTAAACAATTTAGGAGCTTCTGCTGTATGGATATCTTCTGGAGTTTCATTTACTTCTGGTTTTTCATCAACGATTGCATTACCATCCAATGTTGGTACTTCTTCATCATTAACTGTTACCTTAGTAACTTCAACTGTGATTGGTTCTTCTTTAGATTCCTCTTGTTTAGGTTCCTCTTGTTTAGGTTCAGCTTTCTTACGAGGTTTACGTTTAGCTTTAGGTTTCTCAGCTTCTTCTGCTCGAATTGAAGTATCTTCTGCGTCATTATCTGGTTTGGTATCTCCATGATTCTTAGCACAAGTTACTTCACAATTTGCTTTACAAGTTGCTTCACAAGTTTCTTTACAAACTTCTTTGCAGATGGTAGCACAATTATTTGTTACACCATTTCCATTGAAGAGGTTTGCAAATTCAATTACCTCACTGATTGAGTCAAATTTGATGTTCATTTCCATATTAAAATTACCTTCACTACTTTCTGTAGTGCCTTTCTTTATTAACTTTATGTATACATTATACCATTATCTGGTATCAATGTCAATTACTTTAGTTTTACATTTATATTACAATTAAATTACTTTGGCTTCACGAACTTTCTTAATTCCATTTTCATAGTTTTTAAGAATAACTTGTTGGAAGTGTTCTGGAGTTTCTGAACCAAATTTGCAAACCCCTGGAATTACAAGACACATACTAAAGGATTGACTGATATTGCCACCAATATCTTTAGTAATACTTGCAGACCATTGTCCATATTTATTTTTATAAACTGGGATTCTGAAATAAGGAACTTCAACCTGCCATGATAAAGCACCAGTCAAGTCAAAAAATTCATCTAAGTCTAAACTTTGCATAGCATGAGGTTTAAGTCTTAGTTTAGCTTTCTGTTTACCACAAGGGAAAAATTCAATTAAGTCAAAGTTTTCACGAATAGCTTTTTTAAGTCTTTGCCCATCTGCTGAGGTTTGAGTACCAATAGTGGTAGGATTTTCAGATTCTGCTGCACCATAAGCTTGACATACTTCACAAGTTTGTTTAGCCAAAGTACCAACTAAAAGAGTATCATTCAAATCAATATCAGTTGGAATAACTCCAAGTCGTTTATGATTACCAACATAGTCATGAACTTTAGCAATAGTTTTACCTTCTGCTAAACGAAGTACACGACCAATGGATTGAAACCATACTGATACTGAACGAGTAGGTCTAAACATATACATCGAATCACATGCAGGTACATCAAAACCTTCAATAAAGATATTTACACCAATCAATACTTGTGTACGGTGTTCTTTAAAGTCTTTAACATATTGTGTACGTTCTCTTTTCTTACTTTTACTTGAAACAAATTGAGCTGTAATACCGCTATCTTGTAGCATTTTAGCTAGTTTTGAACCATAATTAATTGAGTGACTAAATACAATTGTCTTATCACTACCTATAGTTTCGACAATATAATCATGACATTCTTTAACTGTTAAAGCGTCATTAACTTCTTGTTCATTGAAATCATGAACACGTTTATTAACTTGTTCAATATGAAAATCTCTACCAGATATAATTTCAAAAGGAGTTAAATATCCTCTGTCAATACATTCTTTTGTAGATAAACTTACAGCAAAGTTCTCAAAACATTTGTCTGACTTCAAACCTGTAAGTGAGAATTTCCAGGTATCTTTGTTTGCAACTTGTGGGGACATATCTGGAATCAATCCACGTAATGGTAGTGCTGTGAAACCAAAGTATGTTTTAGCATTTTCAGCTAATACTTTACGATAAGTAGAAGCAATGGCATGGACGGCTTCATCAATAATTACCACGTCAAATATTTTGTCCATTTTAGTTAATTTTTGAATAGATATAAATTCAACTGGAAGTCCTTTTAAAGTTTCTTCTAATTGAGCAAGTAATTCTTTAACATGTACTGTGATACAAATTGTTTTTGATTTATCGTCAGCTAAGAGAGCTTCAACGAAGCCCCTCATTACTACTGACTTACCACCACCTGTAGCTAATACAGCACAACAATTACTGTCTTTATATTGCATTAGTTCATCAACAAGGTCTTGTTGATATGGTCTAAGATTAAACTTACTCATTCACATACCTCCATTTAAAACCACCTGCTGTTTTTAGTAAACCTCTGACACAATCACTAATACTACTACGAGGTATATTTAAACTTCTACTAGCGTCACCAATAGTATCAAAAACGGTTTCACCATTAGTCACAGAACGACCTAATAAAATTTTAACTTTATTAATCATTCTTTCCTTTCCAGTACCATGGTTAGCATTATACTTATAATTACACCATTCCAGATTATCAACATTATTATTTTGTTTATTTTCGTCTATATGATTAACAACTGGTAAATCCTCATGATTAGGTATGAATGCAATAGCAACTAATCTATGTACCGATTTATTATGTGTTGAACCGTTCAAACTTAAAAGTGCATAATGATAACCGTTTGGGTTAGCACGAGGTTTTAATAGTTTATCTTTGAGTTTACGTCCTAAACTGTCTTTTCGTTCTAAACGTTTAACATTACCAAGGTTACTAACCTGATAATGTCCTTCATATCCTGGAATATCTTTCCAAATCTCTGTCATTTTTACCTCCTTTTATATTATACAAAGAGTATTATATCATAAACAACACTCTTTGTCAATTAATTAAGCCATGAAACGTTCAAGCATATTTTCAAACTCGACTAGTGAATCATGACAATTGTCTTCTTCCAGTTTGATTGTCAAGTTTTCAACAATTTCATTGAATACTGATTCTGTCATTTTATCCATATTTAACAAACCACAAATATCTTTTGCGATAATAGTTAAGGCTGTGTTACGTTGACCGGCATAAGTATTCATGTCTTTACATGTTGTCAAAGCCAAATACCATTGAGAAGGTTTAGAATCAGATAATCCTAAGCTCCAGCTTGCGATATGAGAGATTTTAGGTCCATCATAGGTAGATTTAGCGGCTTGTGAGTTTGAACTCTTAGAACGTGAAATATTAGCTTCTACGATAGGTTGTGGATTGTTCCAGATACCTCCACCAAACTCAACTGGTTCTTTTGGAGATAAGTAGAATACACCTTTGAAGCCTTTTTGGTTTGTATCAAGTTCAGCAGGAATACCAAATTCATTGATGAAAGCTTGTTGAACTACTGGATATTGGTCTGCTGTAATTGGATGTGCTAAGGGTACGAAAACGTGAGCTTTACGGTGTTCTTCTGTAGATGAAGCTGATTCTTGAAGAATAACATTAACTCCTGCTAATGAAGTCATAGTGTAGAACTCAGTCCAGTCAGCAATGTCATCAAAGTCCAAGAACAATACATTAGAAGTTCCTGAGTGGTCTTTACGGTCAAAACGGTCATTTACTAATACAATTTCTTGTTTAGCTTTCTCAACATCTTTACCAACCAAATCAGAAGCAGAATAAACATAAGTGTCCATTGTGTTATAGTTATCATAAATTGATGGAAGTTTTGTAAGTTTCATTTCAAAATCAATATCTGTTACAACTTTTTCCTCAGATACTGTTTCTGACTCATATTTAGCCGTCTCAGCAACTTTAACATCAGTTTGGACATATTCTTCCTTAGCTTGTTCAAGAGCCTTAGAACGCTCTGTAGGAGCTTCTGGAGCATTACCTAACATTTGAACTAAGTAGTTACGTTTGTTAGCTGAGTTACGAACATAAATATATTCAATTTTAGAGTTTTCTAAAGCAATATCAATGATATGACTTGTAGAAAATTTACGAACATTAGATAAAATCAAGTTACGTTTTTTAGCTGTTTCCAAGAACTCCGAACGAACGGTGTTATTGATTGGAAGATAACGTCCTGCTTCTCCAAATAATTCATCTGGAACACCTTGGTTTTGGAATGAACGTATTCCCATGTTAGGAATCCCACCAAGTAATTTATCAAAGTGAACTGATTGAGAAAAGAACATTTGGTCAATGATTGCTGCAAGACTTTCTTCACTGATTGAACTATCGAAGTAGATTTCTCCTTTACCGATTGGTGTGAGGATTTCTTCTCCACTATTCCATTGGAAGTTATAATCGTTACGAGTAAAACCATAAAACATAGTAACATGTAAGTAGAGATAGTATAACAAATCAGATTGCTTTACCATTCCTTTAGTAAGAGCTTCATCAAGAGTTTTAACAGCGTTTGTTCCTTCTGGGTTTTGTTCTACAGATGAAACTTGAGCAGGGTATGTATCTTCCCAGAAACGACGAAGAATAGATGTATCTTCTCCACTCACCCAATCCCAACATAAGTCATTGGTAGCTGAACGGTGAACTCCTAAGAAGCGGTGGTGTGAACCATTAGTTCCAAGTGGTGCATAGTACAATGATTTGTTTGATACATCATTAAATTGGAATTTATCTTTAAGGGCTTGTTCATTAAAGTTTTGTTCTTCATCTGAGTTGAATCCAAGTGAACCAACGATAGTTTGCATTAAATCTGAACGGTGGTTACGTTGTTGTTCAACTGCGTCAAGATAAGAACTAATTTTAACTGATTTGTTCAAACTCATTTTAATCAACCGATACATGAATGATTTACCAGTACCACCATTAAGGTTACGAGGAGATACTAGAAATACACAAGCTGAGCGACCTGGAAGTGTTAAATCTTGTAAAGCATCTAAAGACCAGTTAAAGATATGAGCACGTTTAACTTTATCATCTGGAACTAAATCATTAGTGCGTGATGAAATAGCATTGATTGCATTATCAATCAAAGCATATTGTTTTTCACGAGCTTCAAATTTATCATTTACACGTTGATATGCAAAACGGTAGTCAAGCACGTTTTCATCAAAGTTAGTTAACTCTGGATTGTGTGGGTCAAATGTTAATAACCCATTGTTGAATTGATATGTACTTGGTGTCCAACCTTTAGGAACACTCATGTTTAATGTCATGTTTTCAAGGTCTGCTGTAGCAATCAATGATTTAAGGTGGTGCATTACTGTATTAGTGGCTGCTTCATAAGCTTTAGCATTAGCACCTGTTGAACTATATCGTTGTGATAAGTGACCTTCTAAAGAACCATCTGTTACACGAGAACGTGTTGAACCATTCTGTATAAAGAACTCGTTCATCCATAGTACAAATACACGAGATTGAATCATACTCATAAATAAGATTTGTTGACCAAGAGTGGTAGTAATACCTACACGTTTAGCAACTTCTTCTTCTTTTTCAATAGACCAACGTTGTGTTTCTTCTGATTGTTTTGCAAATTTGCGAATGGTAGCGTGTGAAATGATATTTTTGTCAATAAAGAATTGAGTGATATCACTTGAATGATAGCTAGTTACAAAATGAGAAGTAGGGTCATAGTTACTGATATTATATTTGCAGTCTTTTACTGCTCTAATCAATCGTGCTGTTACAGCTTCATCTTCATTTGCCAATTCAGGACTTACTAAGATTTGTGCTGTACGAGTAACTTGATATACTTCCAATAGAGCGTCGCAATATTCATTGATGTCCATTCTTTCCTGTGACGTCAACAAAACTTCGTTTGCTTTTTTAGTCATATTATTATTTCCTCCAGTTTCTATTTCTTTATGTAACCCATTATATCATAAAATTATAATGGTGTCAAGTACAAACTTTTAAAATTTATCTTTGTGAAATTTTAGTATAAATCTACCAATACGAGTTTACGAATATACGAATCGAACCCTTATAGAGAATAGAGTAAAAAAGGGTAAAATAATAAAAGTTCCTTAAGGGATATATTCGTAAACTATTATTCTCTATTTATACCCCTTTAACCCTTGGTACTACTGACTTTTAGTTTACGAATAGTTTTACGAATACATTTTTACTTTTCGTAAACTTTTTTGTAGTTTTTACACTTTTTTAAGAAAAACACACAAATTGGACGAAAAGTTTACGAATAGTAAAATACTTTCGTAAACTAGTTTTCGTTAAAGTTTGTGAAATTTTAAATTGCAAATAGACGATTTCCAAAATATATTATTTATTAAAATTTACTTTTCGTAAACTTTTTCACAATCTTTTACTCATTATGTCTTTAATT